GCGACCATCCAATACGTGTATGGCAATGCGACCATCCAATACGTGCGGGACAATGCGACCATCCAATACGTGTATGGCAATGCGACCATCCAATACGTGTATGGCAATGCGACCATCCAAGACGTGTATGGCAATGCGACCATCCAAGACGTGTATGGCAATGCGACCATCCAAGACGTGTATGGCAATGCTTTATTGAAAATTTTTTCCAGCACAGTCAAGGCAGCACTACATCACGACGCCGTTGCTATATGTCAGGACTGCAATCCCATAATTACTCAAACAGGCAATGCGCAAATCATTAGAACACAAAGGACTCGACACAATATCAACACTGTTTTGGAGTTATACAAAGAGAGCGTACAAACGGACGGTCGAATAGCTCTCTATAAAAGCGTTCAACCTGAAACGTTTACAGATTTTTGGACTGGCAAAATAAAATACGAGGGGATTGTGGAATGTCCAGACTGGGATGACAATCCCGACAGAGAGTGTGGTGGTGGTTTACACTTATCTCCCACTCCGAAACTGGCGCTGTCATATAATCCGTCTGGGGTTGTAAAAAAATGTCTTGTTGCTTTGGAAGATTTTGTCGTCTTTCATGGCAATATTGACAAGGTGAGATGTAGGAAGGTCGAGGTGGTTGAAGATGAAGAAAACACAAACCCGAAACGATAGAACGGTCCAAAATCACTAAGTAAACACTGTCCACAGTTTTGTAAATTTTACAAAAATAGAGACCTAGCCAACATTGAGAGGCTAACAACACAAGCTATCCTCTCTTAACACGAGGTAACCGCTATGAGTGCGTCACGCGATAGAGGCATGCAGTCGCAATACGATCTATTTGCAGCAGAGCCGGTCATGATGGATATCCGATGGTTAAAAGAGTTTGGATGTCCACGTGCTATGAAAGAGGCGAAGGCGCAGCAGGTCAGGAGGCAGACAGATTTGACCGACCAATTCCAAATCGGTGACGTGCTCATATATCCCATTCATGGAATCGTGAGGGTGACGGACATTAGGGATGAAAACATAGCGGGCACGGTCACGCGATGTTATTTGCTCAAGGTGGAAGTGAAGACGATTTTTGAAAAGCCAGCCATAAAATTGCCGGTCAATAAGGTGGCATCTAACAACGTCAAGCGGATTATTTCTCGCAAAGAGGCACAAGACATTTTGGCCATATTTGTTCAACCGGAGGGTCCGAAGGACAAGCGTTCGTGGAACAGAAAGAGCGTTGAACATCACTCCAAAATGAAAGGGGGTGACATTCGGGAAGCGGCCGCGGTCTATCGAGACATTGTGCGATTGAAGCAGCACAAGAACCTCTCACATACCGAAATGAGGCTGTTAGAGCAAGGCGAAAATTTGGTTGTAACCGCTCTAGCAATCGCTTTGGATACGGACAGAGACGAACTGCAAAAAAAGGTCGTTGACCTTATCAATTCTATTTTTACGAAAACTGAGGTGTGATATGGACGTAATAAATAAGGAAGCCGTAAACATGGACAACAATTCAGACGACGCATTTACCCGGGGAAACACCACGCACAATGGGCACAACGTGCGCATAAGCAACCTGCAGGTCATCAATCCCGAGCACGACCACAAGGCGGTGGGTCGGTTCCCGGCATTGCAGGTGAAAACATTTGAGGCTTTGAGCAGCGCATACGCTAGATGTGAAGCTGCAACAACCGATTTAGTGGCAAGCGCCACGCGCCGCGCTGAGGTAATGGAATCCTGGGCACGGGAAACCGAAGAGCAGCTGGCCGAACTCGAAGCGTTCAGGAAAAAACAGGGGAATTAGGTACACGGGGGGGCGTTACACCATGACTCGCCACACTCTTTTCATTGTCGGATTCGTCACCATGTTCGCGACCACTCTGTTTTTCTCGTATAAACTGTCGGTGAGCGAACAAGAGCGATACAACCTCGAATGCCGACTGGAGACAGCAGAAAGCGCTCTGAACGTATGTCGATACGAACGAGCACAAGACTATTGGATGGACAGGGCTCTGCAGGATAAGCCGAGAGAGATTGAGCTACCGGTGCTTAGCCCAGAACTGCCGAACGATGGGTCGTAAAGAACAAGTTTACAGGAGAACATTATGAACAAAGAAGATTATGGTGTTGCAAAAGTCATTCTGTTTATTGCGCTGATCTGCATATTGCTTATCGTGCTTATAATGGGTGTTTACCCGATTTATGCCGTATGGGCAAAAGGTCTCGAGGGAGAAGCCGAACTCAAGCAAGCAAATTGGAATCGACAGATCAAAATTCGCGAAGCAGAAGCGACCGAAGAATCTGCAGGCCATCTCGCTAAGGCAGAAATAAAACGTGCCGAAGGCGTAGCCCAAGCAAATAAAATTATCGGAGAATCTTTACGAGATAATGAGGCATATCTTAGATGGTTGTGGGTAGAAGGCACAAAAGAGAATCAAGGGAAAACTATCATTTATATCCCAACAGAAGCTAATCTGCCAATTCTTGAAGCGTCAAGGTTGCATGAACCAAAAGCACAAGGTATGCCCAAGAAATAACATACACCCGTTATCCGTCCAGTGCTGATGCAGGTAACGTCAACACTGGGTTATGAGACCTCCCTGGTCACGCACCTACCTCCCCCCAGCCGGGGCGGACTCAATGTGAGAAAGACGACAAAAAGGCAATAGAAAAAGACAAAAAGACAACACTTTAAAACTTAAGGACTTTTCTCATGACAATACAACCACGACGCACCAATAAACCGCGCCATTCGCTTCTCGTCACGCACTCTTCGCGCATGATGTATCTGGCGTGTCCCAAAAAATACTGGTTCAGGCAAATACGGAAATTGGTCGCACTCGTAGAGAAAACGTTTGCGCTATCGTTCGGTTCAGTTATCCACGAGTGTCTGGCCTTGTGGCACAGCACCTATGTGGATGATCACGTATTCGACCATATCGAGCGTTCCTATCCAGATAGAACAACAGACGCAGACCAAAAAGCCGCATGGCATCTGGCGACGGCTTGCATGAAGGCATACATCAAGAAATATGGGATTGAACGTTGGACAGACGTCCGTCTCGAGACTCCATTCTCTCAGCGCATCACAAACCCCCATACCGGCCGCAAATTCAAGACACTCACATTTTCAGGAGTGCGAGACGGACGAATCACACACCCGTCAACAGGGAACACTGTACTCGAGCATAAAACGACGCGCTGGTTGACCGAAGACTACATCAAGTCGAAATGGAACGACCCCCAGATATTCACATACGCTCTGCAATCGGAACGTGAAGAGGGTATTACCATCGATGGATTTCTTTACAACATCCTCGCACAACCCAACAAAAAAATGGCGCAACGGATGGGAGAAAGCGAAGAGGAATATTTGGTTAAATACGCGGATGCATGCGCAAAAAATAAAAGCGGTAAAAGCACATTACAGCGCGTGCTCGCTGAGACTGACGATGAATACCAGCAGCGGCTCGCCCTATTTTACGAGAAGCCTGAGCATATGGTGAGGTTAGAAATACTGGTTGACCGGAAACAGTTGCGAGAAATAGAGTTCGAAATTTGGGAAACTACCCATTGCATATTGGATTCCATTCGTCTGAATCGCTGGCCTCGCAATCGTAACAATTGCTTTGCCTACAATCATCAGTGCGATTATTTCGATGTGTGCGGTGAAATGGATCCGGTGCGAGCAGAAGCGCTATACGCAGAGTGTTTGAGAATAGAAGAGCCGCATAGTGAGTTGAGAGCGCATGAGGAGAAAGCGAAAGAACGTCAGCCCGTGGATGCGTCTGGGCTGGTTCAGCCCACGATAGACTATAACAACCCGGTCTTTTAACTGTAAATCAAATAACCCACAAAACACAGGAGGCTTTTATGTCACTACTCCCAACAAAGAAACTGGAACCAACGCGCTCGTTGTCGGACTTGCCAGTCCTGCTATACGGCGCCCCCAAAATTGGCAAGACCACTTTTTGTAGCCAGGCGGACGAGGCACTGATACTCGCAACTGAACCTGGCGCAAAATCGCTGAGCCGATATGAGGTTGAAATACCCGATTGGAACAAGATGCTGGCCGTTTGTGCAGAGATTGCGGAAGGCAATCATAAGTTCAAGACCATCGTCATTGATACGGTTGACAATGCTTACGAATTTGCAACCCAATACATACTCAGCCAGTATTCCACTGAGACGGTGAAAAAACGGCACCCCAGCGAACTGGGAGACTGGGGCGTCGGGCATGCGCTCATTAACACCGAATTCAAAAGGGTCCTGACAAAGTTGGCGGCGCTTCCGTATGGGCTGTTCCTTATTTCTCACGCCAAAGACAAAGAGATCACGACACCAACTGAAAAATACATGCGCAAAATTCCGACGCTCAGCGGAACGGCCTCAAGCATCGTGGAAAAGTTCGTCAGTATCATCCTGTATTTCGATATCGATGCAGATAAACCACTCTACAACGAAGATGGAGTCTTGCTCGGTTACCAACGTGTCATCCGGACCCGTCCCAACAAATACTGGATGGCCGGCAACCGAACCGAAAGTGTCCTACCCGATACCATTGAACTTCCCTCGGCAGATAAATCGTTCGCCACATTTATCGATGCGTTCACAAAAGGGTGGGGCAAAACGCGAGAAGAGGTGATGAAGCCGGTAGTGAAGGGTGCGTCAAGTCCCGAGACAGCAGTCACACCGCCGCCAGTGGTACAAGCAGCACAAGCCACAATGCAAAATGAAGCCCAAAAGACCCAAGAGACCACCAAGGCTGAAGCGAAGCCGGTGACAACCGGACCGCAGGTGAAGAAATAGACGAATAACTTTTTGCTATTGGACCACGTGTCCATAAATACTCTCTATTAAAAGGAGCAAGTCATGGCCGATCTGAGTAAGTGGGATAAAACCTACGCCGAAACTGAAGTGGATAACTTTGACGAACTTCCCCCAGGACGATATCAGTGTGTCGTCACTGGCCTGAAATTGAGTCAGACACAAAACACCCACGAGGATATGCTGGCGTGGGAATTGACGGTTGCAGCTGGCGAATACAAAAACCGCAAACTGTGGCTCAATCAAGTTGTTCGCGAGAAAAGTTTCAAATCTATCCGTAAGAATCTCGAGTGCTTCGGATTCACCGACAAATTCTCTGCCCTGGAAAAAGATGAAGTGAGACAAACATTCCTCGGCCGCGGAATAGAGATTACGCGCACGCTCGGAAAAAATAAAAACGAAGAGACCGGCGAATATCCCATTTGGACCAATTTCCAGAAAGAAATAGAGATATCCGGACCGCAGGTCAACATCGCTCCGCCCATGGGAAGCGTGCCGTTTTAATGCGTCAATAGACCGATAGTCCCGCACATATTTACCAATTCAGAATCGCATATTTGCGAACGATAGGGGTTTGCTCTCATGACTGAAGATAAAAAGTGCAAGGAATATAGTGACTTCACGATTATTCAGGATAGTCGCGAGCAAACCCCATGGACTTTTAGTCCAGACCAGCAGGTCATTGTCGCTAAGCTGGATGCAGGTGATTATTCGATAGTCGGACTGGAAGGCGTTGTTTCGATTGAGAGAAAAACCCTTGACGATTATTGCAACACAGTAATAGGACGAAAAGCACGATTCAACCGTGAGCTCTACAAGTTAATCACATACAAATACCGCATGATAATGGTAGAGGCCAAAATACAGGAAATTAGAGAGCACAAATATACATGTAACACCAACCCAACAGCCATTCTAGGACGAACAAGGGCAATCAGATGGTATAAAAAGGTGCCAATTGTTTTTTGTGGCAACCGCCAGATTGCGCAGGTGCTCGCAGAGAAGTGGTTGCGACGGGTGTGGGACCTGGAGACAAAGACGAGGTGAGAGATGAAAAGCTTCTTTGGGCTTCATGGCAAACCATCGATTTGGAAAAGGAACCCCAGTATCAGACGGTTTACTGTTGCACTGTTAAACCAAGGGAGCCTTCAAAAAGACATTTTAGCGAAATTATTGGAAGTATTCCGAGTGAAAATAAGTAGACGGACGTTGTACCAACTCAAAAAAGACCTTGAGGCTGGTAAATATACCGAGGAAACACGCCAATGAAGCGCACAACATACCACGCATCCTATGGACTCCTGTTTCAATATCACACATCGCCTGGACGCGACCTGTTCCACAATGCGTTTCAATGGCACTCATTTTTCTGCGCAGTCCATAAGGGCGAAGTCGAAGCGGGAAGGATGAAATAAAACATGCGAAGTAGCGCAGCTAAAAAAAGCACAAGCCCCAAAACCCTTGCCAACGTGTCTATCTCCGGCATTGTGGACCGTCTCTACAAATCAACGGATACGTGGTCGGCGGGCAAACTCAAACGGACCGATGAAGCCGTGAACGGCTGTTTAGAGAAAGACAAACTCGTCTCGTTTACCGCTCCGATTGCACTTAAAGAACACGATTCTATAGTGCTGCATGGTGCCTGGGGATACCATAACAAATATGGCTCTCAGTTTGTTGCCAAAGACGTTGGTTACAATCTCCAGATGGATTCGGACGGGCTGGCTCTATGGCTTCAGAAAAACGTGAATATCAAAGGGATTGGACCGGCGAAGGCAAAAATCATCGCGGACACGTTTGGCGAGCGGTTTGACGAAGTAATCACGAATCGGCCGGATGACGTGATGCGTGCTGCAAAACTGACGGTGGACGACACGAACAATTTGCGGGACATCTGGATTAAGCAAAAGAACCATAAAAACCTTGTGACCATGTTAGCGGGTCTTGGGCTCTCTATCCACGAGATAGGGCTGCTTATTGCTAAATACGGGGAACGCTCAGGCATCATCCTGCAATCTAACCCCTATTTAATCATCGGAGAAATCAAGCGATTCGCATTCAAAAAAGTGGATGCCATGGCGCGTAAAGCGGGCATACCGAAAGACCATCCCGAACGCATTCGACAGGGGATACTGTGGTGCGTGGACGACGATCTCGACAGGGGGAACACGTGGATAAGCCGAGACGATTTAGTCAACAAGGCAAACAGGCTACTGGAATTGGACAGTATTGAGTCGACAAAGATTATTGGAGACGCCGTCCAGGCACTAGTCTTAACTAACCGCTTAGAATCCAGAGACGTTAACGGAACGCCCGGGATTGTAGAGCCTGACATCTCCAAGATTGAGGCTTTTATTGCCGTTAAATTGCGATTCACAAAAGAAGTTGTTGACGAAGAAGACCACACCATTCCAGTTAATCCGGTTTGGGGGCCGTCAACGATGTGGTTTTGTGGTGACGTGCGCGACAAATTCCCCACTCTAAATGAACAACAATTGAACGCTGTTTTGTGCGCGTTAAACTATCCTATTTCTGTCATCACAGGGTCTGCCGGTTCTGGTAAAACCTACACGGTAAAATCGATAGCACAGATTTATAAACAGCAAGACAAAGACGTGACCCTATGCGCGCCAACCGGTAAGGCGGCGCGTCGACTTACCGAATCAACAGGTTACGATGCCTCGACCATCCATCGGTTACTTGGTTATGACGGGAAGACGTTCGAGTATGGCGAGAGCATTAATGGAATAGTCAAACGACTCGATACCGACCTCATTGTCATTGACGAGACCAGTATGGTTGACTCCCGGCTTGCATACCACCTATTCAAAGCTATCGATTTTAACCGGACCGCTATCGTGCTCGTGGGCGACCATCACCAGCTACCGCCAGTCGGACCGGGGAACCTGTTGCGCGATTTGGTCGAGTCGAACGTTGTCCCGACAACCGTGTTACGTGAGGTTGTACGTCAAGCGGGAGTGCTAAAGGCGAACTGCAGCGAGATACTGAACGGGAAGGTGATGCCTACGTGCGCACCTGACCCTGTAGACGGACAGGTCCCGTGGCAAGTAATCAACGACTTCACAGACCCAACATCATGCCGTTTGTTTCTCGAATCCATTGTGGAACAATTATTGGTGGAATATCCAAGCCTGGATATGATAAAGCATTTTCAAATCTTGATACCACAACACAAGGGCGAACTGGGAGTTGAGGCTGTGAATATCGCCTGTCAACGAATCTATCAGAAGGTAAGACGGGGGTTCACTGTAGAACCAGTTCAACCCGGGAAACGCCCCAAGCTGTACGCTGGGGATAAAGTGATTCAGACAAGGAACAACTATTCGTTGGACCTGATGAATGGCTCCATTGGAAGTATTCTCAAGATTGAGAAAGACGGAACATTGGAATGCGCGTTTGATGGAATAGACCGAGACGTTATCATTCCGCCAGACGAACGAGGACATCTACAGCTTGCATACGCTCTCACTATCCATAAGAGTCAAGGGAGCGAGTTCCCTTTCGTCATCCTGGTTGTCCACAAGAATCAGAGTTTTATGCATGACCAGCACTTGGTTTACACCGGAGTTACGCGCTCCAAAAAGAAACTCATAATCTTGGGTGACAAATGGGGAATATCGAATAGCGCCAAAAAGCAACAAGGAAGCGGGCGCGTTACGTTGTTGAGCGAGTTGTTGAAAGGATGAGGGGTGAGGCATGCATGCTCATAAAATAACAGAAGCACTTGGCAATTTTGATTCAACAATAATAGATAAACAATCACAACTGTTCATGCTAGTTAACATGGTTAAAGCCAATAAGTTTTATATCGACAATATTAATTGGTCCAAAATTGGTAAAAACTTAGAAAACAAAATACTTTTTAGTGACCAAATTGGAGAAGTATTTCAACCTTATCCTGTATGTTATTTTGAAATAATGGAATCAAAGTATGGGACCCAATCATTGTCTGCTATCCTATCTATTGAAATTGATAAGACGCTAATTTCTACATATTTTTTCCAATATGATTCGTGCGATAAACAGTGGGGTGTTTTACCTCGTTCATATACGATATCGCTTAGTGGTGACCTCTTTAAAAACAATTATGTCCTACAATGTGGAGAAGAAATATTTGGATCTAAAATAAATCAACAAATACTCTCCCACCGCAAAGGAAACATTATTGGTTTGACTCTATCACAAAAAGAGTTAACAGATGAAGAATATGAAAATGATGCTCCAGAATTAAGTATGCTCAACATGATATTAATGCTTTTAAGTTGTAAAAACATCTCGACAGAACAACATTCCCCTGACGCAGCACTCAACAAAAAGCGCATCAAACGCGGCAAGCAACCTCTGTTCACTTATCACACGCTGTCGCTCAAGCCTGTCGGTAAGGCTCAAGAATCCATTCCTAAACACCTTTGGGAAAATCGAATTCATCTCGCCCGCGGTCACTTCAAGACCTTTACTCCAGACAAGCCTCTTTTCGGTAAGATCACCGGCCGTTTTTGGTGGCAACCGCAAGTGAGAGGAAGAAACAGAAATGGCGTTGTGATGAAGGATTACTCCATAAACGCCAACGACTTTGAATCAATAGGATGAAAGAACAACAGGTGAAATCAATGCATGTCACCCAACAGACCCAGGACCAATCCATAAACAGCCACGCGCCAAGTGCGCCTCAGACACACGGTGAGCCCTATGCGCCCAACACCCCTATACTTACGGCTCTACTCCGCCGCAATGCTAAAATAAAGGAGCTGCAATCACAGCTTGCGCACCAACAAGCCATAACGCAATCCTGGATGGACAGGTGCGCGTCCCTGGAAGACTTTGCGCATACGCTGTCTGACCAGAATACCGCCAAGGTCCAGATACCAAAGAATCCACGGTCAAAGGCGAAGAAAAGGATGCCAGCATCCAAGCGCAATAAGCCCCACAACATAACCAAGCCGGAGCGTGACGCATGGCGAGAGGTTATGGTCTATCGGATAGCTGATGAGATTAAACGCAAACGGTGGGAATTGGAAAAACTCGAAGCGGAACTTGCTGCAGCACAGGCACGATTCGACTTACTGGACAGAATCGCCAAATTTTACGAACTATTGACGGAACAGGTGGTCGAGCAGACCACAAAAGTGAGGGCATTGATTGATGAACGTAGTATTTGTCCACAAGACCATGTGTCCTCTACCATCTACCAATCCATGACCGCAATAGAGGCTCTGGCCATACGTGCCGGCGAAGTGGCAAACTGGGATTTGAAGTTTTTGAAGAGAGTATTGAAGTGCGGGACCGTCTATGTGTCCACGAACGGAGACGACACCAACCGTCCACGACGCTATGTCGAATACGAAGGCAAATATTTCTCTTACGCCCGTGTAGCCTACCAGGTAATGCACGGAGTGGTTTTGCAACCAGACGAAGAAGTCCACCACAGGGACGGTGACGCCATGAACGACGAACCGACCAACTGGCAAGTGATGGGGTTTTTAGAGCACAAAGAGTTGCACTGGGGTTGGAGGCATAAGGGATGACCGGAGGAAGTGTTTTCAGCGGTTGTCTCGGACTCGATCTTGGCTTCCAAAGAGCAGGGGTAACAATCAAATATCGTGTCGAAAAAGACACACAATGTCGCAAACTAATTCAAAAAAAGCACCCAGAAGAGTTATTGTTCCATGACATCAGAAATTTTCTTACAGACCAGTATCCATCAGTTGACGTTATTTTTGGAGGAGACCCATGCCCTAAACATTCCAGGGCAAGAACAATCTGGGGCTCCAAACATCCCGACCTCTCCGGATATTACCTTGCCGTGGTCGGACGATATGGCCCTAGATGGGTGGTCCGCGAGAATGTTCTTGCACCAACTGTTAACCACTTCGCTGCAGCATTGGAAGCCCTTGGATACCGAACGATTATTGTCAGAATGGACGCCGCTAAGATTACGGGCCAATCTAGGCAAAGGGATTTCATTATCGGAACAAATAGACTCTCGCGAACAAGCCTCAGAGATTTGTTTTCGGACTGTTCCGATGGTTCAGGGCCTAATACGGCGGTTATTAAAACGCAGGCACTCGTTCCGACTTTTAGTGCAAGACGAGACCGATACGATTCCAGTGATTGTTACATTTACGTCGAAGGGCGGGGCTTACGAATTCCAAGTGCAGAAGAGCGGGAAAGATTTACCGGAATCCCTGAAGGCTGGACTGCTGGATTTTCTGAATCAACACGTGCAAGAATGCTTGGCAACAGCGCGTTGCCAGTGTGGGGCGAATTCATTGGACGCAAAATAAAGGCGGTAGCATGACAACGAAGACCACCCCACAAACATCCCCCACGTGGCCCATCGACCTCTACGTGTCCATGACGCTCGACTATTTCGAGCAACCGACGCCCCACTGTTTTGGGCCTACTATCACGATTGGACCAGAAGGGCGTCAGACCGAATATCACCGCATGAACGGCGAGCTATACGCACGACTCGTCATGAGCCTGGAATGTATGGAACGCGAATCCAACGACGACGAACGAGCACAAGCATACGTGGATGCGCTCACCCAATTCAGCCCGATATACGATTGGGTAAACGAGCGGGTGCCGAAAGAGACGCTCGACATGTATGTGGGGCGGCTCAGAGAGAAAATGGAGATGAAGAGAAGAGAGAAGGAAGAGAGATATAGAGAGATGGGAGAGATTTAGAAAGGAGCAAACAATGAACACTTGTGAAACGTGTGAAACGTGTAGCTGGTCCACTGGAGATTTTGTTTGTGACAACGCAGACAGCCTACCGACATATGGTCGTTTGGTCACAAAAGACTTCGGGTGTATTCATCACGATAAACAACAAAGGACTTCGTCAGAAGTCACGATTGAAGATACTATTGAATGGTTGAAGCTTCATAGCAAATACAGACCGAAATGTGTTGACCTCGCAATCCGAGCCCTTGAAGAAATGAAAGAACGAGAGGAAGACCAGGACGCCATTGTCAAAGATTTCAGTAAATTGTTGGAACAGTTTGACAAATCCATTTCATCTCCCACACAAACTGACCGGCTCACCACAGTCGTGCTCGGGCTAATCGACTTCCTTTATGCGCACGAACCGCACCATCCCGAAGCGAATAAAAAAGCGGCACTGCACGAGCTGAGGGAGAAGTTGAAAGGAGGCAACCAATGAAATTCGAAGAAGCTTTTGTGTTTATGCGACAAGGCGATATGATACTCCAGTTAAGTAAGCCAGGTTTATTGCTTGCCATTACTGACCTGCATCATAAGTGGCGTAAACCACGTGTTGGGTATGCAGTAAATGGCCAAACAGGAACATGGTATTTCCCCGTAGAGCTGTCTAGTTCACAACTTCTTGCTGAAGACTGGGCTTCTTGTGGAAAAAAACCGGACTGATATCCAACGCTATCGAATTGGATTTTTTTTTGTAAATTTTACAAAACACGGAGGACCAAATGGACCGGATGGATGAAATGAAGCAGGCAGCAAGGACAGGTCACAGGCAAACACTCAAGGGCGGGATGTATATTCCTGGACAGGAGAATTGGCCACAGGGGGTTGCTCCCCTAAAGCCTCACACTGATCCGCCCAGACCAATCCTTGGCCTCACTCCCGCTCACATTCTCCCCAGTATCCTGGACACCATCGTCTCACTGCAGCACACGATAAAGACGCTGGAGGAGACGATCAAGGCTGTTACAGGGGCAGGGCCTTGTGAGCAAGACAATAACAAGCCAAAAGCTGATGACGCCACAATCACGGACGCCATTTACCAGATAATAGAGTCAGCGGACAACTGGATTTCTCATCCCAGAGACGTAAACCTTGCTATCAAGACGTTTTTGGCAAGCTATCGCGCAATCGAGGCGGCCGGTCATTCCATGGAATCCATTATGGAGTGGTTAAAGAAGGAAGTGGGGAAAAAGGCGTAACATGGAAATCATTATCTTTGCATATTTTGGTTTTGGATTCATCGTTATGTTGGCTTTTTGGTTTGACAACATCTTGTGTAACAAAAACCAATGCATGGCCTTTTTTCTTTTTTGGCCAATCGTTCTGCTCATGTGGGCTATTCGTGGCATTGGTGAGATTTTTTATCGAAAGTAGCACCAATTTTCACTTTTCCCTTTGCGTGCTCGCACGCTCCATGATACAGGCAAATGGAATCAATGGATATTTTAGCAGTTCGGAATCGACCCCAATTAACCCTCTACCCATCACAGGAGTTTGTCATGTATTGTGCGAGGTCAAGGGGAATTTATTCCCGGTTATTATTGTTAACAGCGTTCATTCTTGTAACGCTTGCCATTGCATCCACGTACGCGTATCCGCAGCAATTCAGCATTGCACCGACACTACTGACCGATAGTGTCTTGGACACCAAAACGACGCGATTCGGAACGGAGTTTAAAGCGGTATGCACTCCCAAACCGGGAGTGTTTGGATTGTATCAGGCGCGCTTGATTGCTCAAGACGCCGCGTCCAATCGGTCGCCTGTCGATTGGCAGCGCGTTGAACTGGGAATGAGTCCGGTATTACTATTTCCCAGTGCAGCGAACGCGCTCGCATCGCCTGCGCAACCGGGTATTCAGTCCAACATTTTCGTATTCTATTCCAGGGACATGCCAAATGGATTTGAGCTCAGAACGGTGGTTAACCAGACATCAACGTCCGGTAGTTCGTCCACATCCACAACTACATCCACGCCTGTCGTCTATTCCGTCCCTTCCAGCGCATATAATGGCGGGGGGCTTCGCTTTATCACTCGCTCTGGCCGTAATGCATTGGACATGTCCGCAGCCATTTACGACCGTTCCACGTATTCCGCAGAGCTCAAATACGGCTGGATGGGAAAAGAAGTGTTTGCCACATTTGGAATCAGACAGCAGCGATACGGCGGGCTCGTCATACCAGCCGTCTATGGAGCGGATAGGACCGTCATCGTTGCCGAGCAGACAGCCAATCGCATTATCACCTCGACCATGTTCGAGATTGGCACGATATTCTAGGCGCGAGCTTTACAGATACAGCGGATTTGGATTATCAACCCATGGATTTCATCACGGACGAACAGATTACACAGCTACGGCAAAGGGCCATAGATCGAGGGCTCCCCCTAGCAGCGATTGTGGCTGAATGGAGACAGGGTGAGGGTAAAGTGCTTAACAAGGATGTGCACCGAAACGAGACCGAAAGGCTCGTCTCACTCACCACAGACAACCAATAACGAATGGCCCTTACATGGTGCGCGTCTATTACTATCGGGGCGCGCACCAGGAAAAGGATAAAGGACACAATCCTATGTCTGAATTCGAAACAATCCAGTTCAACTTCGGCAAGTGCAAAACCGCCCAATTCGAGATGGACGACGGTAAATGGATTGTGTGTCAAGTGGACGACAAACTTCAGATGAAGCAACTTGATGAAGTTATTAGCCTTTACTGCTCCATATATAAGGCTGTTACCCAAAAACGTGTGTTGAACCGTGACAACATTTTTGAGGTAAAAGCCAACCGTTTTGCTATGTTTGAGAAAAAACCGACCAAACGACAAATTCAAAAGATGTTTGACGCAATAGAGCACGGGACGAACGATGGACACGTCGACCCGTGGGACGAACAGGAGAGAAAACGTGAAGGACAAAATACACAAATCACTTCCGCTAAAAGCTGAGTGGACGTCTGACTGTTGTGGCAAACAGGACTATGATGGACACATTGTATCAATTTCAACCCGTTATTGGCCACGAGGTGGGAGTATGCTTATGTTTGACTCAGCAAACGCCCATCTTGGCCTTCAACCCTTAAACTCAGGAGAACCCCCATCAGCCACTTCAAAATTAATCTTGCGATATGACGAAAATGATTACTTAATCCTTGCCACGAAAGATTTTGTTGGTGAAACAGAACAAGAGGTAAAAGAGAAAGTGGAAATATGGGCACAAAAAACAATGGATCACCTCGTAAATATTTTGAGCAAACATTATAAAATTAGAAAACCATAACAAAAAAACCACACGAAAGGACTCCCCATGCATATAGAAATCAATCAATCCGTCTTGTCCGCGATGCTTGCTCAGCTCGCGCCGATTGCGGACCGTAAATCCACTATGCCCGCTCTGTCTCACATTCACCTGTCTGCCGATAAGGTCGATATCGCGGCGGGCAGCCTCACGCTCACGGCGAATGACCTGGAAACGGGTCTTCAGTTTGTCACGTCTGACATAACGGTCCATGAACCAGGCGCCATTCTCCTTCCCGGTAAAAAGCTCCATGAAATTGTGCGCGAAATGCCGTCCAAGCCAATTACTATTCAGCACAACCCGGAAAACAACCGAACCGTCTTCACTTGTGGTGCCACTCGATTCGAGCTATCTGGTCTGTCCCCAGAAGATTTCCCGCTGCCGGCCGACACAGCCGATGTGTCCATGGAGGCGTTCGACAAAAACGTGCTGCACGGACTAATCACGCACACATCATTTGCCGCATCGACAAGTGATTCGAGGCTCAATCTGAATGCGGTATGTTTGTTCCAAGATGTATTTGCCGAACAGGTCACGTCAGACGATGCAACGGGCGACACCACGCTGAACGCCTCGTGTCTCCGTGCCGTTGCGACAGACGGTCACCGGCTCGCCAATGCAGCCACGAAGAGCGACAGCCTGCCGACCATAGTGCTCGCACTCATTCCTTTGGTGGGAGCCGAACAGGTCCGCAAGTTCCTCGAAAAATCCAATGCATCGAATACCGTGGAATTCGGGAAAACTGACAAGCTCATTATGGTCCGTTCGGTCAACGAGACGGGATCCACGACCGCCACTCTATCCATCCGGTTGCTTGACGGGACATTCCCCGATGTGGACAAGGTGATTCCTAAGACAGAATCACGAGCAGTTGTCACAATGGACAAAACGGAATTGGTCAAATCAATCAAGCGCGTCGCACTTCTCGCAGAACAGCGTCTCCCTGGGATTCGTCTCGTATTCGAAAATAACACGTGCAAGTTGCTGTCTCAAAGTGCCGACCTCGGGACCGCGCAAGACGAAGTGGCCTGTGATTGGAATGGCGAAGCCATCGAGATGATTGTGAACGCCGACTATCTTTTGGACGGGCTCAACCACATAGACGATACCACGGTCACACTCACCCTTCACTCGGATGGTGCACCGGTCATACTGAAGGGTAAGAGGCAGGATGGTAAGGTGATAGACGGGGGTGCGGACAGTGCGGACAGAGACAAGAACAAGACAGGCGAGATATCGCATTTCAACCTCGTTATGCCGATGAGGAAATAGAGATAACAAAAAATACAAAGGTAACTTCCTATGGATAAAAGACCGCTCCACATTGGGGACGTTGTTCAAATTGACCCCGCCCATGACGAACGGTTCGGTGGCTGTCTCATGATGGTCACCGAACCAAAGTCATGGGGGGCTCAGGGTTTTATCTCCACACCCGCCCATTCTGGACGCTACTACTATCGCTGCAAATTCGAACATATGGAGTATGTGGGGGCAACGTCTTGGGTGCCTCAAGATGAAACGGAAGGAGAAGACAACCCATGAAAATCAACTTTTCCAATCACAAGTCTATGACTCTGACAATGTCCGAATCCGAATTTCTCCAGCTTGCCGCTGAAATAGAGGACATCCAAACAAACTACCCTCAGTCAGTGGCAATAGGGAAACGGTTCGCATTGCTTGCGCAACAGATTGACAAAGAGTGGCACATTCATTGTGGAAAGAAAGGACAAACCAATGGATAAATCACCCGCCCCCCCCATGGACCGTGCCGCGTTTCACGAACACATGCGAGCCACGTTCGCCAAATGCCTCGAGATATCCAAAGCGAAAAATGCGGACTATGCCGGTTCGTCAGACCCGTTTGCGAATTTTAGACAGGTGAAGCATCTCGGGCTCTGTTCTGTGTCAACGGGCATCCTTGTTCGCCTGTCCGACAAATTTACCCGCATATCCAACCTGCTGGCTGGTGACGGACGTTCCCCCGAGGTCAAAGACGAGTCCATAGACGACACTATTGATGACGCAATCAACTATCTGGCGATTCTGAAGGCGTGGAGGGAAGATGAGAGGTGGATGTCTGTTAGGGTTCCAAAAGAGATTGTGGTAGATGGTTCAGCCCTATCAGAAGAGACAAAAGAATCGTTGAAAAAATGGACGGGTAGTCCGCTGTTTTCGGGAATAACAACGATTCCAAACAACTTGGCGTCAGAGTGAGGCACATATGTCCACCTGCGCATTCATAACCTACGGTATCAACTTGGGCGTCTGGCCGTCAGACAAAGACGTGGAAGACCTCGAGTCCAAAATAAGTCCGTACGGATGCACGTTTGAGCTGTACGGCTCAGAGTATTTTCCGCACTATATATTGGCCATAACTGTGATAATTTTTGACGCACCCCTATCTAAGGGGGGGCAAAGACCAATTATCCCCGCTATGCTGTCAACTTCACCCAAATCAGACTACGCTCTTAAACGCGCATGTCAGGCCATTGGAGTGGAATACGAACGCCCCAACTGGATTCTGGCCGTGTGGGAAGAGAAGTAACACCCTATGAACAGCATAAGTATCGACACCAAAACAGCAGCAAAGCTCTATTTAACAGAGTACCAATGTGACGGATCAACATTCGTTGGACCCAAGATTTGTGCAAAAAGCTTTGAAGACGCTTTGCAAAAAGCGGGTGACAGTAATCTCAGAATAGTGGGCGAAATAGTAGCTGAGATTGAGATGTGAGGAGGCCCTATGACACCGAAGGAAGCCCTAAGTAGTATCCGAATACCAATGCTTAACGCTGGTAAAGATTTTCCACAATTCATAGAGGCTTACGCAGTATTAGAGCAAGCGATCTCTCACCCCCGCACGGTTGACGAGATACGGGCGGAAGTGCAGCAACTTAAAGATAATTATCAGGGGATACACGGATTCTACGCAGAGGGCGTTTTGCATACTTGCGAACAACTCCTCGACTTCATCGACGGCAGGCAGGGGAGCGGGGAGGGGTGACAATGATAAAACACTTATTCTCATTATCAGGAACACTCATAAAGCAATACCTGGAAGAAAACGGGTACGATGGTCTGTACTCTATTGATGGTGAGTGTGGCTGTGAGAACAGCGACTTGTTCCCATGTGGTTATCGTCCAGATGATTGCACGCCAGGATATAAAGTGCCATGTAATTGTGCTTGTGGTGGAGATTGGCACATAGGACCTAAAATGGGAAGCTAAGGGAGGGACCATGAGTGAAGGAAAGACTTACGCCAGTTTTAAAACATGCGGCTGCATAACAGCCGTGGCTCATGTAGCTACGGGAGACAAATACATGAGTAGAGAAGTCGGGAAATGGATTGCTGCCGGAGAGGATGTCAGGCAAGTTACAACCGAATGGGTTCAACAAGAAGCAAAATTTTCTTGCTACGAATGCATCAGGAACAAGCAGAACAATTTATTTCATGACGAAGCCGACGCCCGGCAGGGGAGCTAACGGGGGAGACAATGACGGAAGCAAAAGCATGTCCTAATTGTGGTTCATATGGGATAACAGGCAGTGTTGAGCTAGTTGCCAAGTAATATTTTTGCAACATAGACGAGGAATGGGTAAGTGAAGGCATTTTCAATAAAGATTATTATCCCAAGATGAGCCTATGGTGTGACCAGTGTGAGCATTACTGGGAAGAAGATTACGCCAGGCAGGGGAGCTGAAGGGGGAGACATGGCTTACGAGATCCACTACTTTAAATTCTGGCCTGGCCCCATACCAAAACAGGAGTTGTGGTATTATTATGCCTGTGTCATGTGGGATATCCGCCAGCACACCTCATTCAGCCGCCCGGTCTACGTGGACGATCCGAACGAAGGAGTTGAAGAGATATGACCCACGCAGACCTCGTAAAAACTGGCTTGCGGTGGTTGAGTAATCGTTGCACCGTAGTTTTTGCGGAGTTTGCAACCAGCTCCTGGGAAACTCCGGATGTGATCGGTTGGAGCATGGGAACATCCACGCTCATTGAGTGCAAGGCGAGCTGGTCGGATTTTTTGTCAGACAAGAAAAAGCCTTTTCGACAAAATCCAGAGTTCGCTATGGGGCGTTATCGATTCTATCTCTGTCCATGGGATATGATCTGTGTCAATGAATTACCGGAAAAATGGGGCTTATTGTGGGCCAGAAACGGTAGGGTCTATATCCGTAAACATGCCGAGCCTTATTCCAAGATCAACCAACACGACGAAATGAAGTTTCTCGTCTCAATGCTGAGACGGGCTCAAGTTCGGTTGGGAAAACAACCGCTGTCTGAATGGCTGCATATGAGTAATATGGATAACTTGGACGATCCAGGAGAAGGGGAGAAGAGGGATGATAGTTGTCAAAATAGAACTCTGGCCCTTTGGTAACGAAGAACACAAAAAAGAAATAGGCAAAATCCACATCACCAACGATCTTACAGGTACGACAAAACGGGGTAACTATTCAGTCAAATTGTTTCACTCTGGTAAATGTGTTCACAAGTCAGGTGTATGGAGAACCGGGACCGTAATGGATCATTTGCGTCTATTGAGTCCATATCATTTAGTCTACAAAGCCATAAAGAGTGCATTAGGAAGGGAAGTAGAATGACCAACAAGGACTGCATCAATAGGCTGAAGCACCCTGTGAGCGACCCATGGGGTAGAATAGAGCACGATCCGCAAGCCATCGACCACGCCATCGCCCAACTCGAAATGCTCGACCGGCTGAAAGAGCACATCTATGATCAAATCGTAGCGCATCAATTTCTTGCCGTAAACTCAACCTTCTCTCAGCGAGCATTGGGACGGCATGAGGTCCGAAAGATGGTTTACCACTACCTTGAAACCGGCGAGGGATTAGAATAACCGGCGACGACACAGCCTTGAAGATCTCAGCGGAGGTGGAATGATGAATAACAAAGACTATACAGAAAGGCTGAAAGAAATATTGACTGGCCGGGTAAAGCACTCACTGTATAGCGGTAATGCTGCTGCTCTAGCTTATGCCATATCCAGACTCAAAACGCTTGATCGGCTGGAGGAATACCTGACCAATGTTAAAAATGAGGGGGTAATGCGATCTATGACAGCCACAAACAGGGCTGCTGTGGCGAAAGAAGCGCTCAAAATACTGTCGGAGGTGGAAGAGTGAGCAAAAGGTATTTAGTAAACATACTGAAACGGGTAGCGAATGCTTTCTTGTTTAGGCACAAATATCATATCTATAAAAGTAGACCCGATCTTGAATGTGGGAAAGAGTGTATCGTATGTCATAGAACAGTATGGTGGGACCATGAAACTTGTAACATTTTCACACCATGGAGTGAATACTATCCAAGGCCAAACGAGTTCAAAACGGAGGTGGAAGAGTGACATTTACAGAAGCGCTTCAGGTAGGTGACTTGGTTCGAAGAAAAGCGTGGCCGTGGTGGAAGTGTTTCAATAACATCGCTCACGAAACAAAACGTATATGGGTCATTAATGAAAGCCAAAGGTTAAATGGTTAGCGAGAAGAGATGCGTTATGAGGATGCAATCGCTGACGATTGGGAAGTTGTTTCTGAAATACCATAGCGGAGGTGGAAGATTGACCGAATACCAATGTATCAACCCACCATGCCAATGGACAGGAACCTACTTCAAGTGGAAGACATACGAATTCACAGATGACGACGACAACAGTAAGACTTTTCACGAGAAAACGTGCCCGAAATGCGGGAGCATGGTGTTTAGAAAGGACGATGAATAGTGACGGAGGAATCGCAATGATTGTCAAATGCCTATCGGTCAAATTGCCGTGGGCTGCTTGGATAGCTGACGGTACAAAAGTAATTGAGTTTCGGACTTGGGTTACGGGATATCGGGGACCGCTACTTATCGTGGCGAGCAGAAAGAGTGAGAAAGGGTATAAAGATCACGAATTGGAAGGGAAATCTATCTGCGTGGCGGAATTAGGAGCAATTGACCGGACCTCCTTATTAGATCGTAAAGAACCGGGATTCCCTGGAGATTATGTGATTCGTGGTAAAAAATACTATTCCTGGATTATTGGCGACTCATTCCTAGTTAACCATATTCCCATCAAAGGCCAGCTAGGGATTTACGAACGGGACATAACCGACGAGTCCATAATCGCAGCGTACAAAAAATTGACGGAGGAGGGGAAGTGAAAGATCTCGAATTCAGCGTTTGCCGGCAATGCAAGCGCACGATATCAGTAGATGAAGAGTTACGATACGGCGGGCTTTGCTTTGATTGCCACGAAGACAATCTTACGGCAGAGCAAATCCATTTACGCGACGAGCATGAATATTTTGAGTGTTTGACAAATCCAGACCCTTACCTCGATTAATCGGAAAATCGAAAGTTAAACAGGAGCACGCCCCATGACACCACAATCGCCCGAATGGGAAGAATTGAAACAATCAACCATAAATAGAGCGCTCCTTTCTCGTGACGCTTCTGCAATAAACGAACTCAACTGGGTGTTGAACAGGATGGAATCAATAGAAAAACACTCATTCCTGGGAAAAATGACCGAAACTATTACAGACCTAATTGACTTCATGAAAAATGGACATCCAGACGCTGTTGCTGAAATCCGAGCTTCTGATTCTTTTAAAAGGCTACGGAAGTGGGTAAAGGAAAACTTGTCATGAACAATAAAGACTGCATAAAACTACTCAAAGAACACAAAGACGATTTAGTCAAAGCAGCCCAATGCGACGAACCATGGTATTACTCTGATGGTGACACAGTCCCTTTTGGGCTTGAACCAACAGAAATGTTAGCCATAGACCATGCCACAAACATTCTCGAAAGAATACAAGAACGAGCTAAAGCTCAACTCGACCGCATCATCGAACGATTGGAAGAAATAACGGAAGAGCCATGAATTAAAATAAACCCACCCCCGTTTTTTCTTGCCAATCCATAACGAACGCAATAACGTTGCCGACCGCACTGCTACTGTAACGTTATTGCGTATTCAAAAACATATATAAATGAATAAGTTAATAATCAACGCAACCTTCAGGTGAGTTATGACTGAAAAAAAAACGGAAAAATCTGACAACCCAAACGTCAGCCAGACCACATCACCATCCACTATCCCCCCCGTCTCCATAATTTCTCAGCAACACGCCAGGGACGTTATTTCTAATCATCCAGCGTGGCGCATAGATCAATTCTATGCAGCACATTTCCCAGAACAGCACGACCCTGAAGGGAACGACCATCGATGTCCGGAATGCCTTGGACCGCTCGAACTCAACGAGACACAAGCCATTTGTCACGGTAAATGCGAAGACGAGTCCAAATCAGTCAAACACATCTGGGATTTCTACCGCCTAGTCAAATCTCAAGCCAACGACCCAGTCAATTACCGAACCGCCCTTATCCAAATTGGATCGCAAATCGGGTTCGCCACTGCTCCTGACAAATGCACGGCCGAACAGAAAGAGCGCCAGCGCTCCCTACTGACAGCCGCCCTATTCTATGCATCTCTCGGCTTCCACATCGTGCCTCTTCACCACATCGTCTGTATTCCAATTGCAGGCACGAACGAAGCCGGCCGACCCATAACCCTCACAAAACGAGAATGTTCGTGTGAGGCCAAACGACGCAAAAAAACGGACAAGTCCTGCGGGTCTCCAGGCAAACACCCTATTCCATATCATGGGCTCAAAGAAGCCTCGACGGACCGAGCACAAATCATTGAATGGTGGTCGACCAACCCCGAGGCCAATATCGCCATAGTCACCGGTCAAAAATCGAATCTATGGGTCCTGGATGTTGATGAAGACGAAGGGTACGCCAACATACGCGAGCTCGAATCTACCCACGGCACACTGCCCGACACCATCACCGCAATAACCGGGTCTGGCGGGCTCCACTATTATTTCGCTCACCCGACAGACGCCACGCTTATCCGTGGATCCGCCAGCCAAATTGCACCCCACATCGATGTGCGCGGATACGAAGGCTATGTGGTCGCTCCGCCGTCCAACCACATGTCCGGAACCTCATACCAATGGGAAGCGGGCAGTGAACCGAACGAAATATCTCTCGCTCCCGCTCCACAATGGCTTATTGACCTTGTGACCAAAGCGGTGGAACCGTCAACACCATTGCACACTGCATCACAGCGCACAAAATCAGGAAAGCAGACACTCACTATTCACCAACCCGACCACTCCACACCCCGCTCTTTCTCCCAAATCCTGCAGGGCGTTCCAGAAGGCCAACGTGACCGCGAAATATTCCGGTTCGCATGCTCTCGCCTTGCCCGTGGTCTATCTATTGCCGAAATTAAGCCGCTCGTCTTGATTGCCGCGAGTGAATGCACCCCCCCGTTCCCAGAATCCGAAGCGCTCGCCAAAATCAACGCAGCAGTCCAGACACATCGGACCAATCATCCCGACTGGCAGGATCCCGAATACAATCCAGGCGAAGTGCCCGACGTCCCGCCGCAACCAGAGACCACATCCGAAGCGCAGCGCCTCGTCAACACTATGATTACTATTGCGCAAAACTCACGCAAGGCCGATATCGACCTCCCCTCACTCCTGTTCACGCCAACCAACATATCGGCTGTGGAACGCGTACGCGCCGAAGATTCAGTCCTCTTCTCCACGCTCAATCTTGCACTCAAACGGCACAACCTTTCCCGCGACCTCGACATAGAACTCCGACGCCGGCAAATATGCATTGCCCCAGCCAGCGGACAAAAACAGCCGACCTATCTCGTGTCAAAACTGAATGCGCTCAATATTACGCCCCCGACGCATCAAGCGCCACTTACCTCCACACCCCTCTCTCAACTACTCGTCATTCCCGACCCATACACATTCGACCAAGACGGTATCGGAATCATAGGTTACGATTCGTCGGGCAACCTAGAGCGCTCACCAGTCGCACCGTCCCTCTGTTTTCCAATCTCAATATCGAAAAACATATTCGACCATACCGAGGCCGTCACCCTCGTCTACCTAAAAAACAACTCATGGCACTACGTCACAACAGAACGTGAAAACGCAGTTGACGCATCCCGCATAGTCCAGCAGGTTGCCGCACAAGGCGGACCAGTCTCATCCCATAACGCAAAAATACTCGCTCGGTTCATCTTCGAATATCTTGCGGCTAATACTCCCAATATTCCCGTCACTCACGAGACGTCTCAACTCGGATGGTTGCCAGACGGTTCTGGCTTCCTTGTCGGTAATACCCTAGTAACCCCAAAAAACAATGCCACACGTTCAACCGTTTTCCGCCCACCCGATTCCGGCAACATCCAAATCGCGCAAGCCTTCCAATCGGCCGGCTCCATGACCGCATGGCTGTCCGCAATGGAACGCCTCACACCCTATCCAATCCCACGCATTACCATTGCCGCGTCACTCGCCGCACCCCTCCTGCGTCTCCTAAATGCCGAATCGTTCGGCATAGACCTTGCCTGTAAAACATCTCGAGGCAAAACATTCACCGCCACCCTTGCCGCTCGCGTCTGGGGACAATCCAACCGCACCACACACTCCCTCATCTCGCCATGGAACGTCACAGTCGTTGCTGCCGAACGACGCGCCGCCATGCTCTCAGGACTACCACTCATCATGGACGATTCCCGTGAAGCTAACCCTCGCATCATTGACGCCATAATATACGGTCTCACTAATGGTTCGTCCCGCTCCCGCGGCTCACGTCGCGGCCTATCCGCCTCAACATTCTGGCAAACCATCCTCATTTCCACAGGCGAATCGCCGCTAACCTCACTCTCCCGTGAAACTAAAGACGGAAAAAACGTGCGAATCATAACCTTATCAGACCTACCATTCCACAAAGCCGACGAGTCCACCCTTGCCCTTATCAACGAACTCGAATCGTTAACCTCGTCCAATTACGGTCTGGCTGGTCCACACTTCATCCAACACATCCTCTCGCTTAAGTCGCAAAATAGGGCCGAACTTGACGATATAGCGTCACGCTATCGCGACCTATCCACATCATATGCCACCACCCTCACCGGCGAATCGTCCCGCGTCGCTCGACATTGCGCCGTTATCGCACTTGCTACGCAATTAGCTCAAGAAGCAGGCGTACTACCCGCCTCGTGGGAGTCCAACCCCTTTCTTCCACTATTCCCCGTCATCTTCGCCGCATTCACCGCAAAAGACCAGGCTACCGCTGCCCTGTTCGACATCTATGAATGGTGCGTCAAAAACTCCCCATCATTTCAAGGCCAGGCAGACCACGACAAGCGACGTCCACAATACGGAGTATGGGACGAATCTAACGGTCCATGGGCTCACATCAACATCTTTCCACGTGAACTGCGTACCCTTCTCCACTCATGCGGATATGACTATGAAGCAGTCATAGCAGATTGGACCAATAACGATTGGGTGTCCAGCTCGCAAGAACGTAAGGGCATGAGGCGCGTAAAACATAACCAGCGTGTCAATTGGTACGTGTCTATTAAAAAGACCGCATTTGAAGTAGCAAACGTAATCCCGAATCCAAGAGAACCGTCCAACCCATTCGACGTGCCCTTTTAAAGGCTCACACACCCACTATGCGAATCATTCATCAAACCATCGCTCCCACACGATTCATGTTGCGGTGGCCATCTGGCTACCGTTTGGCTACCACTTTGGCTACCGCTAAATTAACAATATCACTATTGATTTGTATGAAAAAGTACTATAGTAGCCAAGTAGCCATACACACATATATTGTACAACACACCCCTCTCTTTTCTTTGTTACGCGTATACGTTAGTGTAACCAATTTTATGCGTAACACGACAACAGAGAAGAGAGATGCCTATAAATATATATATATGGTTAAAAATCTGGCTACCTGGCTACCGGGCATGTTTCCTTAATGATATCAAACAGAACCCGGTGACCCTATCAACCATTTTAGTTGGCTACCGGGGTTAAGCGCCAAACAATACAACTATTATATGGAAAACGATATATTAGAAATAATATGACAAAAAAGATACAGATAATCATAAATACACCACTAACCCAAATGGCTACCGCGGGTAGCCAAAAACAGCGTTTTTTTGACAAAATGCACCATTTTGGGGCAAAAATCACCAAAAGTGTCTTATTTTCGGACCAAGAGGGAGACAGTTTTCGGGTAGCCCTCCCCATCTTGGAAACCAAACGGCGAAAAACGGAACAGCGTTTAAAAAAGTAAACAATGTTTACCAAAGTGAACGGTTGTCTTATAAAAACAAGAGAGCGGTTTTTGTAAGTGTTTAATATAACCAAACAAGATAAAGTGCTCTAGAGGACTATGGGTGTCGAGGTATAAGAAAAACTTATACTGTCGCACCCGCGCTCTAATCGCTCGGAGGGTAACGGGTCAGAATGGGCGATGTGGGCTACTGTTTCCTGGGGTGTTTCCGTTTAATCCAAACCAAAACTATATTAACCTTTATAGTAAACAAAAAACCTTGTTTTTATGTTAATCTGTTTCCAATCGAACGAGGGTGCACAGTTTTCTTGACTATATTTCAGGTGTGTGTACAATCGGGTAAGGGTGCACACCGGTTGGTGTTGCCAATCATAGAAGGGGTGACAAACACAAATGGAAAAGAAAAAAGCCGTTGGATATATAAGGGTTAGCACAATGGAGCAGGTGCGTGATGGGTGTTCCCTCGAAATGCAGAAACAAAAGATACAGATGTATGTTGACCTGAAAGATCTTGAACTTGTGGGAATAAAAAGTGACGAGGGTATCTCTGCAAAGAATATTACCGGTCGTCCAGGATTCCAAGAGGCACTTCGGATGGTCTTTGCTGGTGAGGCTGACGCGCTGATTGTGTGGAAGATAGATCGTGCATTTAGGTCAACCAAAGACGCCCTTAACGTGTCGGAACGATTAACTAAAAAGAAAAAAGAGCTTCATTCTATAACCGAAAGTATCGATACGTCGTCGGCTTTCGGGGAGTTTTCTTTCACGTTGTTGGCTGCGCAGGGGCAATTAGAGCGCCGGTTAATTGGAGAGCGCACCAAAGCTGCATTAGATAGTAAGCGAGACCGCGGGGAGAAACTGGGCGGCAACGTGCCTTATGGATTCTTTGTTCACAACGGAATGTTGCGGGATAACGAAGAAGAGCAAGAGGTTGTCGGGCTCATGAAGCGGTATCATATCCAAGGGTTATCAATTAGAAAGATTGTGGCGCAGCTTGAAGCGGATGGATATGTGGGGCGCAATGGCAAGCCCTTCAATCCGAAGCTGGTGCACAAGATTGTGAACGAGTAGGCAGGGCGCGTAGGGTGGCTGGGCTATTGGAACCAAAAATTTCCAAGAGGCACGGCAGCCCATGGGGGTTTGTTACTTGTCACCAATTTCTGTGAATTTTTTACCTATTTTTCGTGGCGGTATTAGGCGTTTTGCGCTTATATTCAAGAAAAAATATATAGTGTAAAATTGAATTAAATTGGAATTAAATCGTAATTAAATGGTCGAAATGGAATTAATTGTCGAAAAAACGCCAAATGTGCGTTAATTCCCGCGTATTTTTTTTGTTAAATCGTGGCACGAGTGAGATAAGTGGTGGTAATTGTTGCGGAATAAATTCGAGAAAAATGGGTGAAAAATGGGGAGAAATGTGGAAAAAAATGCGCGAAGTGGTGAGTAGGTGGTGGGTGGGATGGGGGTGTGATGTGGCTGGGTGGTGGTGGTGATATGGATGGTGATAGTTGAACGGAGAGGGGCAGACAAGTGTCTACTTTTTCCTCTCCGTTTTGTATTTGGGGTGTGTTTTTGTGTTTCACGGCTTTTTCAGATTTTCTGCTATGTCGAGGAAGAATTTATCGAGTGCTTTTTTGTGGCATTCGCGACATAGGTCTTTTTCTAGGTCTCCCTTGATAATGACGGTCACGTTGACGTCGAAAGGTGTGCCGTCAAGGCTGGTCCACATTTTTGTGAGTACCCCGTTGGTGTTGTCTTTGACTTGTATTTCTTTTTCGCATTTATCGCAGAAGAAGATTGTTTTTTTCATGGTGGCGTCCTTTCGTCAGTTTTTCCCTCAGTTCGCAGGCGAATTCTGGGTAAGGGCAGTGGAGCTGGCAGAAATTTGGCAGCTTGGTTGCGTTATCGTAGCGGTTGGTGGCTACGGTGAGGGAGCGGAGGAATTGGCAGATGATAGGGGTTGGGTCGGGTAGGTGCTTCAGGAATAGTGGGTGTGGTGTCATGGGGGGTGTTACTCCTGTGTGTGACGTTGTCTTCACGTTATTCTTTCCCTTCCCACAATTCGAGCATCGCTCGTTTAGCGGCGAGCAGTTGGTTGGCTTTGTCGGCGTAGTATAGGGATAGTTCGTTCGGATTGGAAGGGGTGGTTGAGAGTGAGTGCGCTTTTGCGAGTTCTCGATATTTCATGATAGTGGTGTTGACGAGGGAGATGATGGGGGTGATGGGGTTGTCTGGATGGTGCGGGTTGTGTTCGTGCGTGGTCATGGTGGTGGTGCTCCTTTGGGGTAATTGGTGTGGTGCTTTTTGGTGGTGGTTTTTTCTATTTTTGGTGAAAGCATGAGAATAGTTTTTGGACGCGATGCATCGTTTCGTCTATGCAGTGTCCTGCGTAATAGCCGAGATTTGCTTTTGTAGTTTTTTGTGCTTCCTGTTTGGACATTTTGAAGCGTTTCATTGTGTATTTGACAAGGGCGTTAAAGTATAGGTCTGCGTCCTCTTTGGTTGTGACGTTCATGGCAGGACCGTAGACCTCTCCTATGGTGAGTGGATTGGATTTTGGTAGTGATGCTTGCTCGAGATGGTCGATGGATATCATGGTGGTGCTCCTTGGCATGGAATAATGGAGGGGCGGGAGTGGTGTCCCGCCGGTAGGTGATGGGATGCTTTGTTGCCTGGGTGACACTAGTTGGTTGCTCTTTTCCACTCGCATTTGTAAAAAGCGTGTGCTGTCTCTAGGATATCTCCACGGTCGATTTTTGCTATCATGGAATTTACTTCATGTGGTGGAAAAGATTGGCGGAGCGCTGTTATTAGGTGGTCGCGCGAGATGCGCTTCCATGGGTCGGTTATGGAATAGGCACGGTAGTGGGTGTGGCGTGGCATAGACACGGGGAAACTCCTTTCGTGTCGGTATGGATTAAAAGTTTGTCCGAATCAGTTCGGTTCTTTTTAATATAGCTTGGGCGATATTGCGATATTTTTGTTGTTCGTTGGTATTGAGGTTTGCGCGGAGTCTGTATGCTCTTTTGAATCGTGCTAGGTCAATTTGATCCCTTCCAAGGACATCTATAATGGCCTGGACGTCATCGAGCATGGCGACGCGCTGGAAGGTGTCGGATGCGTATAGGGTGCGTGTGGGCATTGATGGGCTCCTTTTTTGTTATATTATCTGCATCCACATCCGTAGCGGCGGTCCTCTGCTGTGCAACAACAAGGCGAGCCGTCTGGGGCTGTGTGCCACTGTATGGGTTGTTTGTCTGCCTTGAGTTGTTCCCGTTTGGAGTTGAGGATGTTCAAGAGTAGGTCGCGAACCGGGTCTTGTTTGTCAAGGTAAATCACTGTCTTGATTTTTGTGGCCAGTTTTTCAAGTTTTTCAAGGTCATTGATTTGTCTGATCTCGTCTAGTATTTCTTGATCGTGTCTCGTCATTAAGTTCCAGGACATTTGTATTCTCCTTTTTTTATAGTGGTTCGGGTCAAGTTGTCTTGGATTGTTTTCCCCTTCTTCTCGTCGCCGGGTGTTGGGAGTAAGTGTCTCCTGCCGGCCGGATTTGGGTTGCGGAGTTTTACCGCTTCGGAGGGGGGGGGCGAGATGCCCTTTTTTGTTTTCCCTCTTTTTCACCGGGTCGATTTTGTTGAGCAGCCCGCTTGCTTTTGGTTGTTTTCGTGTTCCTTTAAATACATCATAGTGCTTAAAAAGCACCATGTCAAGAATAAAATATTGACATGGTGCTTTTTTGTGGCTATGTTAAAAATAGGTTTACGCACATCAATGGAGATAACTTAATGGAAAAAGACGAGAAAACAGTAAGAAGGCAAGAGAAGACTGGCAGGAGGCAAGAAAAAAGGGTGCCTGTTGGTTTGTCGGAAGAGGAGCACGCGCTATTAGTGCGCGCATCGGAGCGCTCCGGATTATCGGTATCTTCGTGGATGCGCGCTGTCTGTTTGCGCGAGGCGCGAGAAGAGGGGGGGGTGTAATATGGAGTGGCATAGCAGGTTTGCCGTTGTGGGTGCAGAGGTGGCGGTCATTTATAGTTTTGACCGTACATCTATTCAGCGCATTGTTGCGGTGACCGAATATGCGGTTGTTTTGGACAACGATATTCGGTTCAACAGGGTGTCTGGGATAGATTGTGATGCGCGCAGTTGCGATGGTTGGGAGACACATATTGTCCCGGTTACACAGGCGTTACGAGATCAGGCCGAAAAGGAGATTTTGGTTATTCGGCTGAGTGGGGTGATATGGAATAATTTGTCTCTCGACGTTTTGCGCAAGATAAATGGGTGTTTGGGTTAGTCTGTTTTAGATACAATGAAGGAAAAACCAGAAAGGGAATAAGACATGATTGAGGTATCAAAGAATTCTGGTAACTATAAAAAATTGGAAATGTCTGAACTAGGGCCGTCTTATTGGCAGGCTGAGTTTTGGTATCCAGAAATTAACGAACCCGCTTCACATTATCTTGAGGTGGGGTTGATGCATGTGCGCGCTGCAGACAACATCAGGATTCACTATGATGGTGATCGTGATGGTTGGGTGATAGAGCAGGCATCGGTCTTCGCTTGGGATGCTGATGATGAAATCAGAGATGAGGGTTGGATTGAGGTCGCGTTTATTCCTGCATGGGGTAGCAAGAAAGTTGGTTGGGAAGACATTGCTGGGAACCCTATGCAGGTGGACATTAACGATTTGTAGTGGTTATTGGTTGTGGAGTTGTTAGTCTATCCTCACCTTTTTCCAGAACTCTGCATTGCTCTTATTTATCAGGTAGGGATTTTCTTGGAGTATAAGGGAAAATCCCGGATTCCATGCGGGGTGTGTGGTTACCTGTAAGCTTTTATAGCTTGTGTGGAGTGGGTCACGGCAGCAGCCGCCGTCCATGATGAAATAGCGGCCGGATCGGTCGTGTCCTATGGCTTGATGGTGGTTGTGACCGCACAGGATGTTGCAATGGTGAATTGCGGCGAGTTCGCGGGCTGTAGCTAGTGGGATTCGTGAATAGTTTTTTGGATGCACGACCATGGTGCGGTTGGGTTCTGGAGGAGCTGACGGGTCGTGCGGGTTAGTGCGCGTGCCGTGCTCGAGCATGCAGAATGCATATTCGGAGAACTGAACTTTTGCGAATTTTTCGAGGAATTTGCCGATAGTCATTTGACCGTCGACACGGTGTGCGAGGCGGAGCTCGTGGTTACCCTGGTTGTAATAGATGTGGTCGAACTGCTGGAGTAGCGTTTCGAGGATACGTTCGCCAGGGTCTAGTTCTTCTTCAAAAGCCCACTTGTGGACAATCTGTTTTGCCCATGTTGAGAAACAGTCGAGAGCGAGAAAGTCTCCGTTGATTATGAGCGTTTTTATGTCGAATCGCTGAGCGATGGAATAGGCGAGTTGGAAGATTTCCGGGTCGTGGTATGGGATTTCGGAGTCTCCCAGGATAATGGCGCGGTCGGTCTTTATTGTTGCAAAATCGTTATATTCTTTGCCGAGCGGTTCTGGGAATAGGGGGTGGTTGGGATTTTGCAATGGATACGTAATTGATTGATGGCCACTGTCTTTTATTATCCCTTTTTCTTTGAGTGCCTGCAGCCAGTAATTGATGGTTCGTGAGGTGCGTCCGTAATGGGCGCCGAGTTGAGCGGTTGTCATCGATGCTCTGAGTGTTAAAAATTCGTCTATATTGAGGTCGTTGGGGACTGTGTGATTCATATAATCCTCTTGTGGAGTGGTTATTAATTTTTGCAATAGGAATATAAGTGGTTTACGGGAAAGGCAAGGGAATTGTGAATGGTTTAGGCTGTTAGTCTATTTTTAACGTGTTTTACAGGGCGTTTTTTGAATACCCACCAATATGAGTGATTCTTGCGGGCGTGGAATTGACGGGCATGTTGGACAATGGGAGTGTGCTTTTGAACGAGAATGAGCAGGTCTATTGGAGTGCATGGGTTGGGTAAATTCTCGTACATCGTCTTAATGTCACAATGGATGAAATGGTTTTTTCCGGAATTCACCATGTCTTGACATTTGATGATTGCGATGCCTGATGGCTTAAGGATTCGGGCTATTTCTAGGGCGGTTTTTTTGTAAAATTCCATAATGGCTGGTAGGCCGACAAGGGATCCGAGATTGTAGCCTGCTGATATGGAATCGCGCCGTGGGGTCGTGGATCCGTTGGCGTATGGCGGGTCGACTATCACTGCGTCCAGGGATTCCGAACGGTACGGCGTGAGCGTGGCATCGGACCTGACAAGCGATGGTGTTGGAATAAAGGAGAGCGGGGGTTGTTTTTGGGTAATTCGATCTGACACGTCGGATCCGAAGACTGTATATAGAGAGCAATCTATATTTTTCCAGAACCAGCCCTTCCCGTAGGTTAGGTCTGCGATTGTGGAATGTAGGGGGACATAGAGAGACAGAATGTTTTGGAGTTGGGCGGTATTCTTGCCTATGGATGCAGTGAGGATGGGGTGGGTCATGGGGTAGATTTGTTTTTTCTCACAGAATCATATTTTCCGCTGTATAACGGTCTCAATACTATAAGGTTTGACGTGTCTCTGCCGAGCATTTGTGATTCTCGTGATCCGTCAACGCATTCGGCTGGATTGACTCCGTATAGACGGCATAGTTGAGAGAAAGATATGTAGTGGATGTCATTGTCGTATTGAGATGACATGGGGCCGGGTATGACGAGATATTTTTTGGTCATAACAGCTTCACTGCCTCTTCAAGCCAATTCCAGCGCATCTTACGCTTATCTCTGTGGCTGAACCATAGAGTCATTCCCGCCAGTGCTACCATTCGGTATGTCTCATATGGTTGCCGCATTTGCTCGGGCGTTAGCCAGATGTCACAGAGTTCCATTGGTCTGTTATTTCTTAAAAATTCCGTCTGTCCGTTTGTCGCGTCACGGACAGACGATGAATATGAATGATATTTGGTTTTCTTTCAGATGGTTGTATTTGTGGCGTGGCGAGATGTCAAGGGGTATTTATCTAATTATTCGTGGAGGGATATCACTAGATTTAATTCCTCCTTTTGGTTCCAGAACAATGTCTTGTTCTTTTGCTTTGGTCTTCCGTGTTCTGTTGTGGATTTTATCAACAACCTCAGTAATGATTCCATAAAGAAAGCACGAGCCCATAATCAATATTACAAGACCAATTGTTTCTCCCATGTGTTCCTCTTTTTATACCACCCGTCTCAATCGATTCAGCCGTCCTGCTGTCCCGCCAGTTCCGCCCCCGGTTCGTCCGCGCCTTTCCAGTCTCCCCATGGAACCATCGGCGTTGGCAGCGCGTCGCATAGCCAAGGTATCGTTTTTGGAGGTCATGGCCTCCTTTTGCATGAGGACGAAGACACAGCCTTGGAGACAGTCAAATAAATCCTTGGATCCATTTGTTGGATGGTCAATTTTTGCTTTACCGTTTTTGAGAATGCGGCGGACCGTTCGGAGTTCCGTATCGGCTGTTTTGTTTGGTGGAAATAGGAGTCGTTCTTCTCGTAATGCATTTTTCAGTTCAATGGCTGGTCTCAAATTGGTATCTACAGAATAGAGATTTGCCCAAATGTTGTGTAGGCGCCATTGTATTAGGATATGGCGAGAACTTTCTGCGGTATCTCCGGTTCCCCATCGGACGGATAGGTGATTATTGAGCTCTATTCCAAGGCGTGCAATGAGGTCCGGGTCTATCCATTCACCATGGCGTGCAACGACGCGCAAAAGCCCGTCAATGATTATGATGGGTTGCTGTGCGTTTTTTTCCTGTTCGTATTGATTGGTTCTTTGGTTGAAGACGTTGGTGACGTCCATGGTTTTATAGTCCAGTATTCGGCCGATAGCGAATCCAGTGGCATCTTCTGTGGCGGATAAGTCGAATCGTATGGTGAATGGAACAGATGTGTCTGCTATGCATGTGCGTATGTAATCGTAATTAATGAGGCGATCCCAATCGACAGGCTCTCCTGGCTCACGTTGCCCAAACATATCAGCGAATGATATTTCATCATGGAGAAAGAGTGTCTGTCCGTTCGTTAATTTGGAATACTCGTCTTGTGCTCTTGTAATTTTTTCTCTGAACGGAAGGAACGCACCTGTCACAGTGGTCACACGGCCAGCGAAATTTTTGAGGGCGAGTTCAATGTCACGAACGAAATGCTCTTTTAGTTGTTCGGGGACATGAAGCACTTCGTTAATAGCGTGGTCTTTTGAATCGATTATGCGCGGGGCTCTGTGATTATCTCCGACTTCGACAAGGAATTTTGGTTCGTCGGGCATAAATCGCGGTGGACCTTGTGCCCCCCATATGGTTTTATTGATAATTAATATCGGCGCATTGGGGTTTTCTTTTTTTTCCTCCATTTTTTGGTGCGCGAAGTCCTGGGGGTTATCAACCGAGCTATCACAGAATATTTTTCCGAAAAACATCGGGTCGGATGTTTGAAATGTGGCATTGATTCTCTCATGAGCGACGGTGTAAAGCTCTCGGGCTGTATCGTATTCTTCTTTGTTGGAAAACCGCAATTTTTTTGATTCTTTGATTACCTCCATTGTATTAGACTCTGTTTGTGCGTAGGAAAAGACGTTTTCTCCCATTGCTGCTGTCTCTTTTGCTACCATCGGTATAACCTGGATTCCACCCGGCATAATTATTTTGGAATTTATGTCTTTATTCCGTGGGAATTCTTGTCTGAAATATGGTGAGGAATCTAGGTCCATGCGCATTGGGGCCAACAACACGTCTTCGGCCTTGCTTTGTGTCGTGGCTTGGCAGACGAGAACTATTCGGCGTCCCGGGGAGAGCCCGAATTGTACGTATGGGTCATGTAAACGAGAAAATAAATAGATGATGTATTCAAACGATAAGTGGACCGTAAAACTCTTTCCTCCACGAATACAGCCGGTTAATACTATTTCGAATGGTCGAAAGGCGTTTTTTGTCGGATCAAGGACATTCTGGAATATTTGGACAAGGTTGTCTTTTACTCCTGACCAGACTCTGACTGTGTTCCCTACGAACTCCTTCGATTCCACGAACTCGATTGGGTCGACTATGCGTCCCGGTTTGAATCCGCGTTTTTCTGTGAGTCGTGTCGGGTCTCCGGAATCGATGAATTTTGTAAAATTTACAAAAGTTTCACGCAGAATCTCTAATGGAATATAGGAGATACCGTCTTTGCCGGTTGTTGTTGGGTGCGATTTAAGCCAGAGCGTGAGGACGCGTGTATCGTGAGCGCTAAGATTTTTTTGTTCGCAAAAGTTTCTTAACGCGAGCTCGGCTTTTACTATTGGGACCCACTGCCTTGTTGTCTGATTCTCGTTCGTGGTCGTCGGCTGTTTTTGCTGGCCGGCCACGTTTTTTGGGTAATGGCGGGAGGGGCGGGAGACTTTGTTCTTCATTTGAGTATTGTTCGTCTATGTTAATTGGGTTGGTTGCCTGTTCAAGCTCGGTATTAATTGGTTCGATATCAATTGGTTCGTCTAGAGCCAAAGACGCATCTTGTTTTTTTGGCTCTTTTTGCACTTCTGGATTCTCCATTAACATAGGGACCGCCAATTCTTCAAGTTTTTTTGTGAAGTTGGCTGCTACGACAGCGACGTTATCTCGGTCTTTGATTTGTTGTACCAGCACATTCATTTGCTCGATGATGACGGCGCTTTGTTTGTTCTCTGGGGTGTTCCCGTGCGGGTCTTCTGCGTCCCGTAATTGCACAAATTCACGGTTTAAGCCCTTGAGACTTTCTACGATACGTCCGATTTCTGGAATTGTCTGACCTTCTTCTTTTTCTTTTGCAATTAGCATCTCGAGACGGTCGAACTGTTTCCGTATTAGGGAGTATATGGACCCGATAGGATTGTGTGATTCGTAGGGTGCTATGGGGGTTGGCAGGTCTACGTCAATCGTGCGGGGGGCGGTCTGTTGAGTAATGGCGGGGGGTTGACTGGTTGCCTCTTGGGACGGAGCCGACATGGACACATCCACTCCCACCCCGTTCAGTCTATCAGTAAAATCCGCAATGGCGTGGCGCACAGTATCTTCGGTTACATCTGTGCACGTTTTCCATGCTCCCTGGATTATGCGGGCGATGCGCGTATAGTCGTAATTTGCTTTAATGAATCCAATGATGCGGGATATTTGGTCGGGCGATAAGTCCGCTAGACAATTTGGTTTGCCGTGCGGACTTATCAGGTGTTGGATAGATGAAACGATATCAGGCTGTGCCTGATTCTGCTGTGGTATTTGCTGGTCCGTCTGTGATTGACTCAATATCGATTGGTTCGTCTGTGTCGATTGATTCGGGGGTATCGTATGGTTCGTCTCTTGGGATGCCATTAACAGCCAATCCTTTTAGTGCTGCCCATTCGGAAACGATTTGATGCAGGGCGAATTCATCAGATATAGCTGTTATATCGGTTTGGCGTGTTTGTGCAAGGTTTTCCTTTACTGTGTATAAAATTTTGGACAGCCAATCTATCTCGGTTTGGGGAAGTTTTAATTTTACTGTGACAAGCGGAGTGGCTTGAATCATTGTGGATCCACTAGGCTGCCGGTTGATTAACAGCGATTCTCTTGCCATTTTTATCCAATCGAAAAACTCTCCGTATGTGGCAGATTCTTCAGCATTGCTGATAGCGGCTTCGACGTGCCTCTGCGTGACACCCTTTATTCCTGCATATGCTGCAATCAGGAACATTTTGGATTTACCGATTTGTACAGCGGTATCCTCGTCAATTTTGAATTCATTGGTAACGAGCCCGACAGCGACGTAATTATATGCGGTTTTGAACGACCATCCGAGTTCTGTTTCCACATATGTTTGGAAATTTACATATTTGGGGCGGTAATATTTTTCTGTGAAGACCTCTGCCAGCAGTTTGCAAAATATTACGAAATGACGCTCCAGTTGCGTTTTGTATTTCCGGACGTTTTCCAAGAACACTGCTTCTTTCGATGCTGTGATTCGTTTGCGTCGGGGCATCTGTGGAGTTCTTGATTTGGGAAAATGTTGATCAATAATTGTGGGGGTATTCTGTGTTCTTTTGTCGGGGTTCTTTTTTTTTGCTTGTGCTGCGGCCATATTGCCTACCTCCTAGTTTTTTTGGTTTTGTACAAATTATATAATTTGATGGTAGGGAATTTTGAGCCGTTGTCAAGGGGTAGTTTTTGCACAGCAGCAGGTGGCGAGAGAAAGAATCGACGGGCTAAAGGTAGGAAAGGAGTTCGTGCACGGCCTTTTCAGGACTTAAAGGGGGATCCATTCAAGACAGCCCGTCGATTAAGAAAAGAGTAATACAGGAAATTGTTGTGCGCATCTCTACGCGTTGTTCTTCTTATCCATATATGGATTCTTATTTCCCGTCAAAGAATTTGATTTGAGAATTTCCAGACGAGAGCAGCATGCCGGCCACTGCCTTTGTGATGAGCGCAGCCACTTTTGCTTCGTCGGTCTCAATGGTAATTCGGTCGGAATCCGGCAAGGGATTGTCGATAACCACTGTTACCTTGTGACCGGCCGCAGATACCGTGGAGTCTCCCCAAACCGGTCCGAATTTGTCGACACGATTTATTTCGGGGACAGGTTCGGCAATGGGGGGCTCAGCGGGAATGACTGGTTCAACTGGCTCGACTTGATTACCATTCTCGTCTAGTTCTACCATAGGATTCTCCTTTTCTGTGTCATCACTTTTTTCAATTTTTTCGCTAATTTCTGAAAATTTTTCTTGCACTCGAAATTAACGGTTGATATATCGATTTTGCGAATTGTTTGCAAGTGTTTTTAATCATTTGTAATTTGTGTAATTGAATCAATTAACTGTTTGTTTTAATTATGTATTGGTTTTTGGCGTTAGCAACAACGGTATGGCTTCACAACAATTTAATATTTTAAAACAGGCTGACAGCGGCGACCAAATTACGGTTTGGGGCGTCGTGTATCCGTCTATGCGAGTTGATACGCAGAAGGACGGGGCGGAACCGGGTGACGTTGAGAAGGCGTGCCATCAATGGATGGCAAAGGGAATTGTTAAAAATATAGATATTTACCACGAACGCCAAAAAATTGATGCTGCTGTCGTGGAAAATTTTTTTACTCGCAAAGGGGACCCAGATTTTCCCCCAGAGCAATGGGTGGTTGCTGTTCAAATTAATGATGCGGACGTGTGTGATGCAGTGCGGAAAGGGGAATTGAACGGTTTTAGTTTGGACGGGGAGTCGTTTTCGGAAACTGTAATTGCTAAAGTTATCCATCCCGTCAAATCGGTCGGCACCACTGAATTGAGTCTTGATGAAGACCCATTTCCGCCACACACACATGATGCAGATGTTTCTTGGAACGATGAAGGCAGGATGATTCCGACATTCACGGGTGTAACTTTTGGGCACAAGCACGAAATGAAAAGCCCGACAGCCACTGGAATTACTGCGGATCATGCGCATCGGACCATTTTTGACAATGAGGGCAATCCTAATTAATGGCTATTGTGACAGTCGAATCTGTGGAAAAACTGATTCCAATGAACAAACTTAGCGGTTTGGACGTTGAATTCATCAGTATTGTTCCACAAGGTGCTGTCGCTACACCATTTCAAATTATTAAAGCAGATATGGAATATGGAGACAATATGGCTGGACAAGTAATCCAATCATTTATTTTACCGAATACCGCAGAATTTGATGAACTCAAGAAACAGCCCGGTAACGAGTGGATGTCTGCACTCGAGTTGGACAAATGCGAAAAGGCCGAATTTCCGACAGTGACACGGTATACCGTGATTCACAAGAGCGAGTTTGACGAGAAATCGTTGGACGCCATACCGGTTGGTGAGGGTTGGGCGGTAACGGGAAAACTGAAGGGTGACGCTGTTGCCAAGGTTCAGAAAGCCTCTATCCCTATGATTACTGTGCCGGCATCATATCAGACTTCTGCAGGGGATGTGATTCAGTCTCAGTTGTGGAATTTCACGGATATTCTTTGGGCAAGTCTATATCAGGCTGCTGCTGACCCGAAGAAACGTAAAACGACCATCATGAATGCGTTGAGCAATTTTTGGGATTTCTTGAATGCCATTTTGGATGAAATACCGGCGAGCGCCATGAAAGGCGATATGCCGAAACGGGACACAACGAAGCGAGACGTGCCCAAGAACTCTATTAATAAGGCGGATGACGCCAATACGGTTGATAATACCGAACTTTCTGGAGGGAACGATATGGAACGAGATGACGTGATTGCAGTTTTTAAGGAACTGAGAGAGGCCGAAAAAGCGGAACAAGATGCTGCGAGGGCAGAGACTGAAAAAACTGAGACCATCGCAACCATTTCCAAGGCGATAACCGAGCTCACCACGGTTGTTACCAGCGTGAAGGCAGACCTCGAGACGTTGAAACAGGCAAAAAGCGCTGACGGCGCTGGTGCTGACGGTGCTGCAGATGCGAATACTGCCGTGGACGCCAAAGCAAAAAGCGATGCTGTGATCTCCGAGCTCAAGGGCGATATTCAGAAACTCGTGGCGAAAGTCGATTCACTGACCCACTCGACGTCAACCCCTTCGCCCGTTGGTGACCCTGAGCCGCAGGTCAAGTATGAGGCGCCAGTGGGCAAGTTTACCGGCGCCTGGTAACGACAATTAGTGCCCTGTGACCGGCGTGTAATTGATAATAACACGACTCACCGGTCACACGTTAACCAATTGAATACGAAACGAATTTTCGTTTGTTGATTTTCAAAAATATTTCTTGGAGGAATTGAAAAATGGCTGCTCCGTCCCCCGCGACAATGCTGCGAAAGGCGATCAACACGTCGACCACCACGTTGTCGACTGCCGGCCGATTCGGGCCTGAACAGTTTGCGAATTTTTTCGAGCTTGTTCAGGAAGAGCCGACCCTGATGCAAGATTTGACCATCCAGCCCATGGGCGCCTCTGTGTCCAAACTGGAATCCTTAGAGTTCGGTGGACCGATTACTGTGAGTGCAGAGGAAGGTGTTGGAACCGACGCTGCTGATTATGGAATCTTGACCGCCAGCAAGAAAGAGCTGGAAGCCAAGAAAATTCGTGCAGTGGTGCCTCTGTCTTACGAATTCATCGAAGATTTGCTAACCAAAAATCAGTCTCCCGAGGATTACGTTGCCGCAAAAATGGCCAAAAGGTTCGCTCTTGACCTGGAGCGGTTGGCGTGGCTTGGCGATACTGCCAGTGAAGACAAGCTTTTGATGAGACTGAATGGTTTTCGGAAGCAGATGACCGCCAATGGTATCGATTATTCTGAAGACCCACAGCCGGTCAATGAAGATCGGTTCCTCGAAATGTATCTGGCCCTGCCGAAACGATATCGCATGGACAAAAGAAATCTGCGTTTTTACTGCGATGACGACATCGTTGCCGCGTGGAAACACAAAATCTCCAAACGCGAGACCGGCGCCGGTGATACGCTGCTTCTGAACGGTATTGAGCGCCCGACATGGAATGGGATTCCGCTCTATTCTTTTGCGGCTGCCAATGCTGGGGAAATGGCGCTCACCAGCCGGTTGAACCTCAAACCCGGCGTATATCGTGACATCAGAACGTTCCGGTATGATTATCCGTTGGATGAAATCGTTTACTTCGGTATGACCATGCGCCTCGATTTCAAAATTTTCGAGGTTGACGGTTGCGTGCTGATGGAAGGTCTCGACGTCAACGGTAACATTGTGACCGTGTAATCGGTCGTTCCAGGTTTTTAAAAATCAGGTTCGGGCAGAACCATCAGGTGTAAACCAATTATTTTTGGTTGGTGGCCTGAGAATCCCCCGCCTTTAGGTGTGAGGAGTGTCAACTTCATGATTTCGGTTCGTTCGTTGAGGAAATCCGGCGTTGCGTCATCTGTGCGCATCGCCGGTAAAACTTATCATTTTATCGGTGGCCAGGATGCTCCGGTTCCGGAAAGCGTTGCTGATGTTTTAGTGATGAAGCGGGGTGAGAGTGGTCAGGCGTTATTTCGGTGTGTCAGTGAAGAAAAACAGCAGACAGACAGTGAAATACAGTCTGCGCTTGGCGTGCAGTTCGAGTGGAAAACGGCGTGGTAGTTGGTAGTTAGTTGATACAGAGGATTATGAATGGCGCTTAATACGACAATAGGTAGTGCAAGCGGGACGTCGCTGATTACGGTGGCAGAGGCCACGACCTATTTGACAGCAGCGCCATTTGACACGACTGCTTGGACATCTATGACGACTGCTCAGAAAGAAGGACGTCTAACCACGGCCGCTGAAATTATGGAACAGTTGCCGTGGCGTGGATATAAGGCATATGTCGATCAGGCGTTGTGTTTTCCACGGTTGGTTCAGGTTCAGCGCAAGAGCGAAGACGCTGTTGTTTACGACTTCATAGTGAATACTGACGGGTTCCGTGGGTATGTGTCATGGTCGTGGGTTCCATTGGGGGCTACAGACATCCTGAGTATCCCGACAAAAATCAAAGAGGCTCAAGCCTATATTGCATGGTTGGTAGTGCATCGCGGTCTGTCCAGTTTGAAGTCACCGACAAAAGGTGTTGGCGGTGCACCGGTGAAGTCAGTGAATCTGGGCGGTCAATTGGCCGTTCAATTTGCTGACACGAACTATCAGAGCGCATCATTATTGCGGAATCTGGTTATGTCGGACGAATTCCCGATTGCAATCAAGATTGCGCCGTTCATTACCAGATTTCGTGGGTATTCTGGAGATTTACCGGTGCTCCAGCCGAGAGTGGCATAGGGTGGTTGTGGATTAATGGACATTTTGGAACAGATTGGCGATTCCATAGACGATTTTCTCGAGGACCAGTTTACCGGTGATGAGTTGCCTTGCGATATCGTGTATCGGAAGCGGGGAGCACCTGTATGGGATGCTGAGCTTAAACGGAATGTTACAGAAGAGGTGGACTATCCGCTTTCAGCCATTTTGTTGAGACATACCAAAAAGACGGTATCAGCGTCTAGGGTGCCAGATATCCAGGTCGGTGACCGGTATTACATGGTTCGGTATCAAGACGTTGCGGATGCAGGGTTTGTTCCATCTGGCAATGACGTGATTGTTCACGACAACCAGATTTTGGACATTAAAGGGTTCGACAAACTGTACATGTTTACATATTCGTTCACTGTAAAAGGTGGGTGATAAGGGAATTCTGGGATGGCCGAAGGCACATTTATCAATTTTAAGATAAACAACCTGGACGTGCTGAAAAGGGCGGACCGGTTAATCCCTGTTGCCACGTTTTACGGGCTAGAACAATTATTGAGGATATTGAAGGGGCGTGTCCAGAAAGGGACTCCCGTTGGGATTAAATATCAGAAAATCAAAAGGAAAAAAGACGGGACACCAACCAAAGGTTCGAAAGGCAAGGGGCGATGGGTCAAGTCGGGCGCACTAAAAAAATCATGGAAATTCGAGCATACGACAGCGAACACCATTCGGGCTCATACCGATGAAAAATACTCTCCAATTGTGGAACGAGGATTGTATCCAGGGATCGGGAAGCCGCGAAAGGGAATACTGGTTGGCGGCGGCGGCCCCAGTGGTGAGGGTCAAGTGTCTCCTCGCACTGTTGCCGCAGAAGGCGGTATTTTCTCGAGTCGTGCGGTTGGCGGTATCCTGAGACCTATCGAAAGAGACCAAGCATTTTTGGATAATGCCGTTGCAATTATTCGACGTGAGATTATGAAAACGCTTTCCAGGGCAGGCGGAAAATAAATGTCTGAATCAGCACGCAACACCATAATTGAGGGGTTACAGGCTGAACTATGGAATGTTGAGTGGGATGAAGAGCCGGTCAAGCTGGTTGAACGTAATCTCCGGCGCATGATGAGCTTAGAAGAAATGCTCGAGCAGACTCCGGTTTTTCCTGCGATATGGATTTTGGATTTTCCGGATGAGGTTGAGAAGCCTGTTCGCAAAACTTCATCGTCTGTTGAATACCAACGAAGCTGGGGTCTTGGCGTAACATCATTTTTTGCAGGTTCCACAGAGGATGCGGCACCGACAGAGATAGAAGAATTTCAGGATGAAGTGCGTAAGGCGCTTTATCGGGCTGCACGAACGATGAAGGTGTCGTTATTGGAGACAGTGACTAGCGAGAATTCGTATCCGGAATTGGGCAACAACGTGATTGTTCAGACTATTCAATTTGATGTTGGTTATGTTTCGACCCTGAATTTTTAAACAATTGTAACTGTTGAATTTTGACTTTTGAATTTTGACCTTTTGGTTTCGTTAATTACTATACGGAGGAATTAATATGGCTCTCAAGACGACTCACGATGTAGAATTGTATATGATTGGTGGTGCGATTGTTTACGTTGCACCATGGGACGGCGACACGCCTCCTGAAGAGGCTGATTACTATGATGTTGGTAACGCAACGAATTTTTCGTTTGAGGTTACCGTTGAGAAATTGAAACACCCGAATCTCAGGGGCTCTACGCGAACGTATGACGATGTTCGAGTCATCGAAACAGGGTACACGCTTTCTTTCTCTTTGGACGAGCATTCCATATTGAACTGGGCTATGCTGGTCAAAGGGACTGTGTCTGGCTCGACCATTCTTGGTTTGCAGGATCCGCAGAAGAAGTGGGCTGTCAGGCTTGTGGAAAACAACGGTGACGAGTTCGAGGCGAAGACTTTCGATTTCTGGAAATGCGAACTCGGGCCGTCCGGTGGGACGAACTTGATCGACCTGGAAAACTACAAGGAACTGCCGTTCACGGGTGAAGGTTTGGCGGACGACACTAACCATCCGACCAGCCCGTTGTTCACGATCACTTTTGCAGAACCGACAGCGTAAGCGGTCTTTGACCGACTAAAAAAATAGTAAATTGGTGATTTATGGGAACGATGACGAGTCTGGAAAAGGTTTTTCCGCATAAGCAGGTGACATATGAGGGGGTGACTGTAACTGTCACCCCTCTGACAGTAGACCACCTGTTGGATGCGGCTGACGCATACTTTCGTATGATGCAGGCGAAAAACGAGGGTAAAACAGACATTGAAATTTTAATGTCTGCCAAGGGTGACGTGAAGGAATTGATTTCGAGATGTATCGACGTTGATTTCTCGAGGATACCGGCAGCAATGGTGCCGATGGTTGCCCGTGTAGTTTTGGCTCAAAATTTCAATGCAGATGTCCTGGGAAACTGGGCGGCCCTGTTCCGGGAAGGAAAAGAGGCGCTCGGCGCACTGGCGTAACGAGCGACGTCGACTCCGTAACAGGGCTGTTAAATACCGTTGGTGATGCCTGCGCAATTCTGATTAACGAAGGGCATCCTCGCTCTGAGGTTGCCCGTTACCCATTGGCAACATTGTTTTTTCTGGTTGAGAAATTAGTTGAAAAGCACGGCGGGGGTGCTAAAGGTAAAGTTGCGCATAGGTCGAATGCTACCCCGGAGAATGTGTATCAGGGAATTGATAAAAACAGTCCATTGATGCAGCGGTTGCAGCGTAAACAAGAGATAGTAGAGAAGCGGAAACAAAGAATGTTACCCGAAAAATAAAGAGAAAATAGTATGGCCGACAACAATTCAATTGGTATCAGTCTCGTAATTAAAGCGGTTGACCAAGGGTCTGCAATCCTCGCACAAATGAGTGCGGCGTTGGAGAAAATTGGTATTAGTGCGACTAGTGCGGGGGGGAAGGCTGACGCGGCGGGTAATCAGATTAAGGGCGCGTTTTCTACTATTCCGGATCATCTCGACAAGATGAATAAGTCTGTTGAGCGTTTTTCCGATAAATTAGCCAGTGTCGGCGCTACTCTTACCGGTATGGGTGCTGCGATCACGGCGCCTATGGGATTGGCTGTTAAGACGGCTGCTGATTTTGAAAACGAGATGAATAAGCTTCAGGCGTTCGGGGAGATAGACGTTAAGACGGATGCGGGGCAGAAAGAACTAAAGGCGTTATCAGATAAAGCTCGAGAACTCGCAAAACAGTTCACAGCACCTGAGATTGCTGCAGGAATGGGGGAGTTGATAAAAGCGGGACTTAAGACCGAAGAAGTACTCGCATCGATAGGACCGGCTCTCAATCTTGCCTTTACTGAGGGACGCAGTATGAAAGATACCGCTGAAGACCTCGTTAAGGTGCTTGCGTCTTTTGGTATGGGAGCGGATCAGGCGGGACGTGCGACGGATGTGTTGTCTAAGACTTCTCTCGCTACTACCACGTCAATGTCTGGGCTTGTCGAGGGCCTCAAATACGTTGCGAGCATGGCGAATAATGTTGGCATGAATATTGAAGAAACGACAGCGTATCTCGGCATATTTGCTCAAAACGGTGTTGACGCTTCTATGGCAGGAACAGGGCTCCGGCGCATCCTGGGAGATCTATCAAACCCGACCAAGGATGCTAAGGCTGCGCTGGCAAATCTCGGGGTTGAAATAGCGAAGAATGAAGACGGTTCTGTCAACCTTACCAAAACGTTTGAGGCACTGAACAAAGCAGGTTTATCGACAGCAAACGCATTTAAGATATTCGGAGATCAGGGCGGCAACGTAGCTATTACAGCGACCAAAAATATCGATGCGATTAAGAAATTGACCGTTGAAAACGAAAACGCAAAGGGCAGTCTCGATAAGGTTGTCAGTATTATCAACAAAGGGCTTGGGCCAGCTTGGAAGAACTTTACAAGTGCCTTAGGTGAGGTTGCAATCGCTTTGGCTGGTCCGTTTCTGGAATCACTAAAAGGGGCACTTGATCAGGTATCAGCATTTCTCCGCGGCGTATCAGAATTTTCAAAAGCCCATCCGATCATAACACAGGCGATTACGGCAATTGTAGCAAGCTTCGGCCTGTTTGTTACTGCAGCCGGCACGGTGACTCTTGGGCTTGCGGGATTGACATATGCAGCTAAGACATTTGGATCCGTTCTTGCGGGTAGTAGTCTCCTGTCTCTTGGATCATCTGTTGCTGCGATTATCCCCTCATGGACCGCATTGACGGCGGCAATTGGTTCGGTTGTTTCTGTTCTTGGTACGGCAGGCACAGCTATCGCAGCATTTGCATCCGGACCCGTTGCTATTATAGCCGCGGCGGTTGCAGCAATTGTCGGCGCCGTTGCGGGCGGGTATAAGATACTGAGTGACCGGGCGGAAGCGGCTGCTGTTCAAGCAGAGACTCTGAAACGGTCACAGGCTGATTTAAGGCGTGCTGTCGCTGAAGGCTTTGACCCATCGAAACAGATTAAAGGCGTTGGATCTGCAGCACTGACAACCGATCCATATGTAGACTTGGTAGCGAAACGCAAACAGGCTGTCGTTGATTTCGTGGGTGTTAATGAGCAGTTGACGCAGGCTCGAGAAAAAGACGCACAATCGATTCTTGGGGGAAAGTCTGCACAAACAAAACAGCTTGAAGAATCGGTATCTTTGGCTCGCCAGAATATTGATTTAATACAGACCGAGATTAATAGTCGATTGAATCAAAAAGCGGCTGTTGCTGCGGTTGGTAAAGAACAAGAAAAGATTGCAAATGTCCAGATAGGCATAAACAACCTTTTCACAGATGCAGCTAAGAGCGTTGTTGGCCTTGATGACAAACTCAAGGTTGCAAAAGACACCCTTGATACAGTCGCAAAATCTACAGAATATTTCTATTCCTCTCTCAACAATATTGCTGATATCCGTCTTGGTAATCTCAAAAACGAGATAGAGGCAACGTCCGCATCGGAGAAAGTGGCGGCAACGGAGATTGCGCGAGTGGAATCAAGCGCAGCTTTAGATAGGATACAAAACACACGAGCGCAATATGCGGAATTGAAAAAACTTCGTGAAGACGAACATGTGGCGGCGCTTTCGTTCATTGACGCTGAACTGGCCAAGGCGGCAACTGACGAAAAAGCGAAGATGGAGCTGAATAAAAAAAGGAGCGAAACAGAAAAGGCGTTTAGAGACAAATCGCTACAGGACGAGCAAAAACTACAAGACGGCATTGTCACAGAGATAAAAAAGCAGCAGGATGTTGTTGCCAGCATATTGAAACAGCGTAAGGAACTCGAGCAACAGATTAGAGAGGAGGCGGTTGCTGCTCAGCGTGCGCAGTCAGATGTCTGGCAGAAGAGTATTGGTGATATTGAGCGCGTCAAAGTGAATTATGCGTTGGCGGTCCAGAATTTACAGGCGGCAAATGCGCTATTGCCAACCATGCCCGAAAAGGCTATGGAACTGGCAAAAAAAGCACGTGACGAATTTAAAGGATTGGCACAAGACGTTAATGGGCTGAAGAATGATTTAGTCAACACGTTCAAGACGAATCAAGAGCTGCTGCGCGACATGGCCAAAAAAACGATGTCACCGGTTGCAGCCTGGAAATCGGATCTTGAGTATGTAAACAAACTGATGAATGAGGCTCAGGCGTTGATGGGCCAGGGCAAGTTCAAGGAAGCGGCCGATGCAGCAGCGAAAGCTAAAGGTGAAGCGGCTAAATTGGACAAGGTGCCGGAAGGCGCGGGATTGAGCCAGCAGGAAGTGAGCAACAAGGCTATTGGTTTGGTTGCGGCCGCTGCCGGACTGGAAGAATCGGCAAAAAAAGCGGGGTTAGAATTTGCGGTCCAATTAAATCAGGGCATCCAAGACAATATTGGCAAGGCAAGCGTGACCGTGAAGACGGCGCAAGAAACGCTTTTAGCTGCTAATACTAAACAGCTTGCAATTAATGCAAATCTGTTGGAAATATTGTCTCGTCAATTTCAAACAATGATTCAACAGAATAATGAACGCGTGAATGGTGGTAAAGGTGTAAACATTGAGCCTCCTAGTGTTCAGTCAATGATTGATTTTATGAAACAGCAATTTGGCGCACCAGGGACAGGTGTTCCGCTAAACGGGCAACAAGGGTTTGGTGGACCTTTTGGCGGAGCATATCAAGGGGCACAGGCGGGGACTCCTGGGATACAAACAGCAGCACAAGCGCTCTCTAATTCTCCAGAGGTCGCTAAACTTTTAGGACAGACAGATACCCTTCTAGCTAAATCACAGGCAGAAAGCAATGTGATGAAAGAACGCATGGCGCAATTGAAATATCTGGAGTCCTATACTGGTAATCTGGACAGGAAAGAACGTGCAGGATATAGCACAGATGCGGGTCAACAAACTGATGCTAAGCTGAATAGTGCATTAAAATCGCTTTTCGGCACTGACACGTTCGACTTTGGCGCTATACAGGAAAACATTGACTCCATGTTGTCCCGGGCATATCAGCAGGCGAAGGCGCCGGTTGATGCGTATTTGAAACAAACGGGAGGCGCATCTTCTGATACTACCCAGACGCGTCAATTCGATAGTTTCCTCGAGCAATTCAAAACGGCAATTTCTGAGACTGGCGCCGAATTTAAAACGCTTGCGGAAGAGGGCATCAAGACTGCGTTTGGGAAAGGCGTGTTACTCGAGGTTGTTTTAAAAGACGATAAGGGCGGAACGCTTGGCAGTGTCCGGAGGATCGTATAATGTCTGCACTGGTCGGGACTGTGATTCTGGATGACGATTTATATTGGGTGACTCAATTCCAAGACGTGGGCATGTCTGCAAAAAAGACGACATTGAGTGGTGCTATTGTTGTGTCTCGAATGAAATTTTCGAGTATTACTGGTTCGACAGATCAAGAACATACTTTTGAATTTTTTTGGGCAACAGGGAAGCAAGTCGCTCAAATGCGCAGCCTGTTTTTGGATCTCACAGCGATCACGATTATTCCGTGTATTGAGCTGGGTCCGTCTCTTCTGGGCTGTGTCCCGATTGCTGATGGTTTTAAAGCGAGTCCTGTCGTGTCAAAGGACTTTATGAGTCACGCTCGAATCAAAGGGACCCCTCTGGATCTTTATAACGGCGAGCTGCGATTAGTGGTGCCCGCTTCTGCGTTAGATGAAGTTTTTGCGTCTTGGACATGAATAGGAATAGTGGTGCTGTATGCCCATCAAACTAACCCATAGTGCATCTTCTGGAGGGACCAACCTCGATCAGACCAGGAGTTATGGTTATCTATGGGATTTTGCCATAAATGGTGGGGTTTCTGGATTCCTCACGTATCACAAAGACAGTAAACACTTTTTGGAACTGACCGATTTTTCTACATCGTTGAGTCACGGAGAAGAAAAGGAACAATTTTCTTTAGGTTTTGCCGCTCCAGTGAAGGCAATTAATACCGGGAATAGTGAGCAGACAGAATTTACAATCAAATATAGACCCTACCAGGGCCAAACGGTTGCCAATCCTATTAATTTGTTAGCAGGAAAATCGCTTACAGAGACAACGACAGATTTACAATATGATGATCAATCAGAGCGGGGAATTGGCTATACTGTTTCTAATTTAAAGGCTGTGTATGAACGAAAGGCCGAAAAACACATTTGTCTTATTAGTCCTTTTTTTCTAACTAAATTGAGCCGTGGCCGTCGATGGCAATTAATTGACGGCGTGCCGTATTGGGTTCAACGAAAACGGTCAGGAAAGGTGCGCAAACAACGCATTGACCATCCGGACCTGCCGTCTGTCGATATCCCGGTGACTGATGTTCAGGTGTGGTTTTGCTATAACCATCACGAGATTGTAAGGCTTATTGCTACGATGTATTTGGGGGTGAGAACGGTTCGGATTAATACTCCCAACTTGGCGCTGAACCGTTCATTAAAAATTGATATTGGCAAGACTTTTATGGAGACGTTGAAAAAACTGACAGACGTCTGGGAACCAACCATTATATTACGGCCTGTAGTTGTGAATGAGGACGGCGAGAGTGACGATGATTACCCAGTGTGTGATTTAGACATTATTGACTATGCGTCTAAAGATAAAAAGAGCGGGCCTCAAAAAATTAGATTCAGCCCGCTCGCTAACATCATTTCTGGTTCGTTGACCAGGACAGCGGATTTTGATAAATCGGTCGATCAGGTAATTATCAAAGGCGGAAAAATCCTTTCGACAAACGAGACCCCAGACCCTGGGAACCTTGAAGCTGTAAGGCTCGAGCCGCTGGAGTTAGATCCAAGACAGGTGTTGATCTTTTCTCATATGGAGTCGTTTTCTGCCGGCATGGGAGCAAAAACGATGGGTGACTATACGGGTGGATTTAATGAAGAAGACGCCCCCCCACAAAAACGCCCCGAGTCCGTTTGGAAAACCGAGAAATACTATCAGGACGAATTTGACCCGAGCAAGCTGGTTCTGATTGGAGAAAAAACTGAAACGTATTCTGGTAACGAATTAATTCACTCTATTTCTGTGTCTCACCAGTATGGTGAGGGTTATCAGGTAATTCGGTCGTTTGAGAGTGAGGGAATGCTGGTTCAAGAGCCGGGCATCCCATATAAAAAATTCCGGACGGTGCTAACCCGCATCATTGACCAATCCATATTGATTGACGGCATGCAACGAGCGAACACAACAGAAATCACAGAGGAACCGGTCGTTGTGACCGAAGTCACACCTGCATCTGGAAACACGTATTATTCTGGTGCTGTCCGTTTAATCCAAGCACAGACACAAAACAGAGTGGAAAAAAGGCCAAATACTCGACAAAAATTGATCGAAATGACGTCGAAAATGAAACAGGCGAAACTGCACAGAGTGACCCCTGGGTTGCTTAGACAAATTGAGGCTGAATGGGACAATGTTTCTGAGACGATGCATGTGCAAAGCCAAGTGATCACTGACCCGCGGAAAAATTGGGACATTCCAGAAAATCAGTTCATTAAAGTGATTTCGAGGCCAGAGGTTACAATGGTTCGGAACGTGGTCGAGGTAGACGTTCCTGATTGTGTGGATGACCTGACCGCTCAGGATATTGCGGACCGTATTTTTGCGCGTTCTGACGGGACCGGATCGGATGTGTCTCTGAGCATGCATTGTTTATTCATGCCGACAATGGTGGGTGTCGTTGGTGCCGTGGATTTGCCGCAGGTTGAAAAAAATAGTGCTATCGCTGGTGGTGGTTCTGATGGTAAGAAAGTGGTCGATGATGGTAAGAAGGTGGTCGATTTGAGCGAGAACGGGGAATCACGACGTAACTTTTTCTTGGAATCTGCAGAATGGGGATTCCGTTCAGGATCGACTCATGCAGACAATGACGTTTTTTCCAACGTAAAACTGCGGAGATTATAATGGGACTCAACGCAGACTGGGAAATATATTACAAAAAGGATTCATCGGTTTTCCAAGAGGCGTCGGTTTTCAATTATCGTAATCGCATTGGAATTCCGGTTGTTTCCGTTACATCAACTGATTATGGAACCCCTGGGGTGTTGCGGTGTACTGTTACTGGCGTGTCTGGCAGTGACGCCACGATAGTGGTCAAGACGATTAATGCGGACGATTCAAAACATCCGAGTATTAATGAGTCAGGTGTCACCGTTACAATGGGAGAGACTACAAACGACATTATGTATGGACTTGACATTGAGCTCCATCAATCATTATCAGTTGGCGATCAATTTGACATTGCATACGGGTATGTTTGGAATGACGACAACAGTAGGTGGGACGCGTCTCAAGCGTTTGGCATTGTTATTCCTGGAGATTTTAGCGACATAATATACATGACCGTAAAAAATGTGGGCGATACAGAAAAAGCAATGTGTGAGTTGTCTTGGAGCAACGATGGGCCCTATATGCTCCAAGCGAAATTGGTTGATGTTGACGGGGCATGGACAACCGATCTTTCGCAGCCATTATCACTTATGGACGCGAATGGAGTAGACGGTTATTTTGCTCCAAACGGAGAGTGTGATGTTGAGTTGAGGTTAGCTGTTCCTGCGTCTGCAGATGCGAGCTACAATATGATGATTTTTACGATGACCATGGCCTCAGTCAATATAGGGGCCGTCTCATGACATGGGGTTATGGTGCGGACAGTCTCGGTTTTGGATCCATTGGCGGTCGTGGTTTTTGGCTGGCAAAAGAGAGTCTTTTTGATTATCCATTATTTACCCCATCAGAGCCGAATTATAATACTAATTTGACAGTCGTGAGGAGTTTTGATGAGGCGAGTTCACTGATAGACAAAACTTTGCACATTGGCAGCATTCCGCGGCTCCATTTTGCACACGGTCTCACCTCTTCGCAACGATTGAATACTATATATTTTGGGGCTGGATTAGACGTGGTCCTGTCTCACGATCCATGGATTAATCTTGGGACTTTTGATGGTTCAACGTTATATTCTCATACTGGCAGGACAGAATTCTATAAACACCGCCATGCGGGCAATACTGTGTTCCAGAATGTGAAGGGTAATTTTGTAGAATCTGCAGGTCGAATTCAAATCGGCAACTCTGGATATACCGATGTTTTGCCGGGGCTATTTGTCATAGAACCAGTGAGTGGGACTGAGAATCCGAACGTGAGTGTATATGTCACCATTAAACCGTATGCCAACATTAAAACATACTGGGTTAGTGATTCTGATGTGCCTCTTATGAATTATGACCATGCATATGGAACGATAGGGCACCCGTATTTGAGGAGCGAGAACAATCCAGTATTAGTAGATTTATCTCCAGGTAATGCGAATAAACACGTCATTCCTGGGTTATCTATCACGTTCAACAATCCAAGTATTAACTGTAAAACGATAATTTCTGTCGGGTATGAATACGTTAATTCAGCGTCTGAACTGGGTGATTTCGGAAGTATCAACGGACACTCGAGTTTTTATATACCGCTAGCACCATGGGAATTGCAACCGTATAGAGCATTTTATTCAATGAATTACAATAGTGGATGGCTGCCCACTCTACTAAATATGGTTCCTGATAAAATTCCGAGCTGGCATATTTACAATGTAACGGGGCAGGTGCAAGAGGGTTGTCGGTTTTCAGTTCGTCCGCTTGTGCGGCTCGACCAAAGGAACGCGTTAACTCCTTTTGATCAGTGGTTTATGGGTTATGATACTGATACTGCGCTGTCTCAAACGAGCGAGCCATATCACATCACATTTACAAATTGGCAGACCGGGACACCTCCGCGCGTCACCATTGTGATTGATTCAAGCATCAGTAAATTGATTCGGGAGATTGATCCTTCAACGATGGAGCCGACCGGTGTGATCCATTCGACTGGGCAGAGCTTGAAATGCGATGGGATAACGTTGTACCGTTGGGATGCATTAGGCGTCTATTTCGTGTTGGCGGTTGGGGTGGACAATGCAAGCTCTGCAGATGTTTACGTAAAACGAGGTGCTGGTTTTGAAAACGTTATCGATTATTCAGACGCTGCATTATTAGAGAGAAATTGGGGAGGAGATCAGGCGCCAGCGTCTCGGACAATTGGCGGATGGGATGCTATTGAAAATTCCGGGACTGGGGATAAATACCCTATTATTTTTTGTGTTCCGGAAGACAAATTGACCGGAGTTATCCAATATCAGGGATATGACTTTGAGTTTGCTAATTCATCTGTTCATGCCACAAATGAACATTGGTATAATCATTACGAGACAATCACAACTTGTGGCAATATGCTCAGTGAAGAGGATCGAGTCACAGATGGAGAATCTGCTGTGATGGTCACGTGTGACGACCCGCGTTATTTTCAAGTTGTTCCGAGAACATATATTTATACTCCTGACCAGCGGACAGGGGCAATAGGTGATTCTACAAGTCAAACCAGGATTTCTATGCACGTGGGCGTTGAGTTGGACAACGTATCTCCAAAATTGTCGGGTAATGTGCAGGAGCGTGACGGTAGCCTGATCATTCGGATTGGCAATGTGAACCAAAATTATCTCAATTATTTAGAGGCCAACGGGATTACCGTGGAGAATGATTGATGGGTTACTGGAAATACGATAATACGCAGAACAATTCTCCAGCGATTCCGTTCTATGTGGTCGGGACTGAATTTGCGTTCTCACTGACGTTCGTTAATGATTCTGTTGATACGTTGCGCAACTGCTATCTCTATGTCGAAGACTTTTTTCAGGGCATGTTGAGGATTAAAACACATTCCGAACCTGACTCCGCCTATCGGTACGTTATGACGGCAATGGACGCGTGTGCGTTCCTCGGGGACCTGATAGCAGGAGAGCATGTGATCGATTTCATCATTGAGCATGGAGACGACCGTTTTTTGATGCAAACAATTAATCTCCAAGTGTTTTTGGCTCATGACGATGGGGTAATCCTGCCGAATTCATTTTTTAGCCGGCTGTTCGGAGACGGTTTTTGGTGTCCGTGTTTTGGAAAACATGCATTTTGGCAATCATATTATTATCCGACAACAACGTGTACGGCGAGCATTCCACCTGAAGACGGTTTTTCTGACTCTCTTGAACCACAACAGTTCGAGGATTCGTTGGTTCCGGAGCTATTCGAATGAGAGTGGATGTCAAACTAATAGGAGAGCGCAAGCGAGTGGAAGAAGAGGCGAAGCGCCAAGCTGCATGGACAGATTGGCCTACCAAGCCGTTGGGTGCCCGGGACGAAACAATTTTGACAATTGATTTCGTGTTTTTCGATGGGAGTACGAAACGGGACCCTGACGATCCTTCGGGATTTGTGGTTATGGATGAGTATAAAGGCGGTGCGACACCAATTCATGACAGCACACACACCAGCTCATTACTCAACGCCTTTAATCACACTGTCACGTTCAAACAGAATAGCAATGAAATTACCGCTGAACAAATTCAGGCAATTTGGGAAAGCGACAATCCGTTTGACCGCAGGCCATTGGAGCGCTATGAAACAACCGATTTATTAGAGAACGACAACGTGATGCCTGTTGGCACAATGAAGAGTAATATTGAGGTTGTGCTTAAAGACACTGAGGGGACAGAGCTAGACACGATTTCTGCTTACAAGATCATCAAAGGAGAACTTCCGAGCGAATTCACACAGACAGAAGGCATGGGGTATCGATGGTTAAATCCGCCGCCGTTGGCACATATAGAAGTGCGCGAAAGAACGGCTAAGTCTCACTATTTGATGCACATGGATCATGTGGCCGTCCAAACTCAACAAGCCGTTTATAAAGAGCCCTTTTTGTCGAGCAGCACGTACGATTATGTCATGGAAAATATTTTTTGGACTCCCTTTGACACGTCAGATTCAGACAACTTCAAATTGACGCTTGAACCGCGATATGATGCAGAAGAATTCACCGGAGATCATGCTGTCGTTATTGATTCAGTTTATGTCGAAATAGATCTCATTTTGATTCCCCGTTGGTGGTGGTTTTACGGGCGATTTATGACGAGTGAGTCTCAGGAAATAGACTATGGTATCTGGTCTGTTCCTCCAAAAGATTTTATGATGCCGACTCCTCGTAAAACCGGCACGTGGGATTGTAATCATCCCATGACAGACGATGGTTATCGATTCTCCGTAAATTTCCCGAGTGGTTCACGGTTTGTCGATTTTGATGAATCTAACAATCGTGTGAGGAATACGTTTACGGGAGATAGTGAAGAGGATAACGGTTTTTATTTATTGCATGCGGTTCCGACACTTTCGGTTATTTGGAAATTACGGGGGGAAAATAGAAATTTAGGGAATCCTAGTGAAGGTGTTATCGGTGGAGACGGGGACACTCTCAAAGACAGTCACACCGTTGCATACAAGACAGGCTATCGTGAGGCAAATGTTGATGTGCCTGGACTAATTGAAGGTGACATGCATTATCAGCTTTACGAGTATTATGGCTATTGGGAAGTTGATTCTGAGGTATCTGGCGGGATTGTGAGGCTGGCTTTTGACAGTTTCTGTCTTTATCCACATAGCAATGAGGGAGTAGTATATTATACGTATTGCGGTCCAGCCATGACAGACGGGCCAGAAGCTCCAAGCATGTGGGTATACGCGTGGGATTGGCCTGCAGGCCCTATTTACATCTACTGGTATTATGCGATTCATGTTGACATGAATTGGCCGATGCAGTTTCATTTACACGGGTTTTGGGGCAGTATGTCAGATGGCAAAGTCCCTCATATGACCGCGACCGGGTATCATCCAGGGCCTATTTATCCACGATGGGCTGATAGTTCCGATGGACCGGAAGTGCTCGCATATGATCATAATGGTTTTGCGGATTCGGCAGCAGCGGGAACAGATGTTATCAGGGACTATTTTTTAGAACATCCTGCATGTGGACAACAAGAGAATCCTAATTCTTGGATGTTGAGCGTGGCTCAGGCTAAAGAGGGAGATCTGGTTGGGGTGGTTGTTGTGCACTCGCTACCCCTTTATATTTGGCGGAAAACGGATGAAATACTGAACAGAGAAAATGATTCAGATCCTAACGACACGTTATATCTAGGGAACAATTGGCATTGGCTGACAGCTTTAGGGACATATACTCTTGGGGCTGCTTGCCCGTGTATTGATGTATGGAATGTTTACCCGCAAGCTACGTTTACCACTGGCGGAGAATTTGTAGGATGGACGCATTAAATGCCTGTAACGGATAAACAGTTTGGCAATCTTTACGGTCGCATTTGTCTACTGCCTCATTTCGTTGAAAACGGATACGGGGGGGAATACGAACAGTCGCAAGAGGTTGCAATCCGGTATTGGGGAGTATATACAGTATTTTCAACAGGGGCAATCTCTGACCCTGACGGCGAAGGGTTTCCGAAATTTTATAATTATACCTCTCATCAGGTGAATACGACTCATATTGATCTGGGGCGCAACGTTTACCCGTTTTTTTACGTGCAAAATGATCGCTCTGCTGTTAGAGATAGGGTAAATAAAGAGATCGTGTTGGGCAACATGAGTCAATTTGTTGGCGATTAGGATATGACGGGATCAGGAGACAATTGTTATGACAATTCCAGCAACATATATTGATACATCCCATTTTTCTGTTGAAACAGATGCGATTGCTTCTTTTAGGATTGGAACACCGATTGTGGTAATCCAGACTCCGGACACAGCCCTTGAGACGTGGGTAGGAAATGTTGTTTACGATGCTGGCGATGACATTACGACAATTACAACTGAAGATGCTGGCGTGACGTCCAATTGTTCCGAAGTTTATCGTGGTCACACGTTTGTTGACAGGACTAATCAAAAAAGTAATTTAGCGAAACACGAACATGGTGCGCCATGGGACGGTGGCGAGTGTGCGTTTTCTGGATTTACCGATTCTGGCATCGTGGCAAACCTAAATATTGTTGGGTCTATATCAGAATCAGTCAGTAATTTCGTTGCTGGGGTTAATGCGGATGGGACGGCGACCGAACTCAAAGAAGTTGTTGCCGTCGAGAACGAGACGACAATAGATCATGCGACGGGACAGATAGTTTTTGGTGCAGCTCAGGCTATTGGAACAACATCTACGCCTACGTTTGCGGGGTTGGTGCTGACGAATAAGGCGGGCGTTATCATTGGCAGTTCGTCTGGAGTGCTTTCAGCACTGAATCCGACCGGGCCTAATCAGATCGTTATTCAGAAAGAAGACGATTCTGGTTTAGAAATTGCTGACCTTGAGCTCCAGAGGGCGACCGACGTTAACCTGAACAATCTGCAGCATGGCGAATCTTTGGTTTACAACAGCGCTACAGAAAAATTTGTGAACGCGTTGGTTTCTGGTGGTGGTAGTGGAAGTGGGACTAATATTTCCAAAGTTATGGCTCTCCTTTCTATGTTTGGTGGGCAGTCGTCTTCGGAGGAATTTACACTGGATGTGGGCGATTTGATTGACGGCGGCGCCCACCCAATTGACGGAGACAAACTCGAAATAACGTGGGTCCCAACGTATAGCGTTCCTGTTATTACTGGACAGTCCGACGCAAACGATCAATTAGCATCGGTCTTAAAGGGTTTGGACAACATGGTTACTGCGCCACACCCTTCAACCTATTGTCCATTACCGTTAAAAATCAGCGGGACCGGTACGTCAAACAATGTGACCGTACAGAAAGGAACTTATTGGTTGTACGGTCCCCGTTGGAATGGTGCATATCAGGGCTTTCAGTATAGAAATGTGGCAATTGCAAGTGATACAAATTATACGTTTTGGATGATTGTCAGCACATTCAATGCCTTGCCGAACTCGTGGTATGCCGTGTTCCTGAGATCTGCGATTATAGGCGGAGCTGTTTCCGTAGAAGCCATCCCCCTGTTCAGGGTCAATACGGTCGCATATTCTGCTCCATGGACAGAGTTAACACCGGGGACTCACAATGACCATACGGTTACAGATACCGATTTTATTGGCTCAGACGATCAATGGAACGGGCGACGTTTGGTCAGAATATCGAGGGATAGATACGATGGGACTGTTTACACAATAGTCGATACCGATAATTCTGGGAATAAAATCACGGTTGCTGACAACTTGACATCAGAAATCCATGCCGGCGATTGGTTTTTTATTTTGCCAGCGGAAAGCCTGTATTATCATTGTTTTTTGGGGCTCGTCAGGACAGCCAACACTGATAATTATTTGGTCGAACTAGAGCGGAGCCAAGGGACCTGGAAGTATTTTTATGGCGATACGTATCCGGCCGTTGACGGCAATCTTAGTGGAAGCACACCAGTAGACACAGATTTAGCGGCGCTCGTCCCCCCAACGGCAAGAGAGGCGCTGGTTCAGGTGGAAATAGCGCCTGAGTCTGCAGTTTCAGATTTGGGTGTTGTCTCATACAGGAATTCATCTGATGGGACCGGAATTGACAGATGGGAAGATTTTGGATCGTTCAACGCGGATACACGAAGCGCCAAATTGGAATTTCCTATTGAATTTTATACATCAGGAATTTATAGACATCGCATTTATCAGGAAACAGATGCTGCAGATGCTGGCATAATTACGGTAATTAATTTCACTGAATAACGGAGGACAATATGGCGGCCCCTAGTTCATATGAAATATATGAGGATTCCAGGGTTGTTGATGAGTATAAAAGCTGGAATAGTGGCGGTATCATCATGCAGGCCGGTCAAGTGTTGCGTCAACTCGGCGGCACTGTTATGGTGTTTGTAATGGAGGAGAACACAACGTCCGGAGTGACCACAAATAAAAATTTTGCGTGTGACGACGCTAGCGATTGGACTGATTTGTATACGGTTCCAACCGGATATTCTGCATATGTTTCGGTGCATGTTTGTGGCCCAAGCACGTTTTCTCTTGCGATAACCGCCACTCACGTTGAGGGCGAGGTCGCTGAGCCGTAAGATAAGAGGTCGATATGGCTAACGAAATTTCTATAGGTGCCCTACACGTTTCCAGCACGTCATTCGTTGTTCAAGATAATCATGTGTCGGCATTCGCTAAGGGGCAGCGAATATTGTGTATCGCTGGTTCTTCGGTGATTGAGGTGTCGGTGGTCTCTGCCGAGTATGATGCTGGAAGGCTCTTGACTACAGTGGTTGTGGAGGACGGGGTTATTCCCGTTTCGCTGGTACAAGTACAACTTGGCTTAACGTATGCGGATCCCGATAATCAGTCTGGGAACATCGGGAAACATCGACACACTGCTCCATGGGATGGAGGGGAGATTCCGTTTACAGACGTGTCGCAAGCTGAAGTGGACAATCTGCGCACTATCGACATTCCTGCAGAGATTAACGAGTTCATGATATTGCGCGTATCGGATCCATATACTGATGGTTATGAACTGGTTGAGGTTCAGAGCGTTGCCGAGCAAACTGAGATTGAACACGATACGGGCGTGATTCGATTTGGGACTGCTCAGGATATTGGATCGGTATCAAGCCCGACGTTTGCAGGGGTGACGCTGACCGGGTTGACCGGTCTCCTTGAAGCTAAAGGGGCGACTGCTGTTGGTGTTGTGGCTGCATCTGGCGCATTACAGGTTTTGAGGCGCAATGCTGCAGGGACAGCCTATGAATTTGTCAATTTGTCGGTCGGTGATCTTCACGACGCTCTGTTTGCCAGCATCGCGACAGGGGACATTATTTATCGTAACGGCGCCGGTAAGTGGGCGAACCTGGCTAAGGGCGAGATTGGCCAGACCCTTGGCGTTAAAACTGACGGAACTGTTGGATATGACAGTCACCCCTTTATTGCTCAATTGACGGCAGCGTATGAGACCAATCTTGCTGAATTCGATGTGGTCTATATGGACACGTTGGATGAAGGGAAATGCGGGTTAGCCCAAGCTAATGGGACATATGACGAGATTGACGCTATGGGAATAGTGGTCGAGCCTGACGGTATCGACAATGACGAGACAGGCAGTGTGTTATTGAGGGGTTTTGTGACAAACCCAGCGTGGTCGTGGAGCGTTGGTGCAAAGCTATACTTATCAGACACGCCAGGCTTGGTTAGTGAGACGCCTGGGAGCACAGAGGTATTCGTCGGGCGTGCGGTAGCCGCAGACACGATATTTTTTGATCCCGCAAATTAGTGTTGCGTGAGTGGCGATTCTAAGATATTGCTTTGTCGAGTGATTGGTGTAAAAAAGTTTTGTAAAATTTACAAAAAAAAGACAGACAGAAAACAAAAAAAATGAAGAAACAATTGACTTACAGATAATGTTCTAATGCTCTAATTACTACACAAGGACCCTTCCAATGGCAAAATATTTGAATTCGAGCGAGAATCGAGCGGCACTGCCCGGTCACGGATTGGTTGAAGCTGGTGAATTGGCCTTAGTTAATAAATACGTCTACCCGCTTCCGGCTGCATTCGAGCTCGTGGACCATTCGGGCACTAAGCCTCCGTGGTACACGTTGTATGATGGAACCGTTGACGATTTCGAGCAGCTAACCGGACTCGCGAAGTATGGCACATTGACCATAACGAACAATACGGGCAACGTTATAGAGGTGGTTGTTAACGAGGACAACACGAATGTGCTGACCATCCTGAACGGTGCTACGTGGCCGATTGTCCAGGACAAAGAAATTGAGACAATGGACGTAACCGGGAGTGGTGAAGGCTCGTTTTACGTGTACGGCACGCTGTAAGGGGAGGGGGTAGTATGGCGAAATTAGAACAACCAATCTATGCACCGCAGTCGATTGATTTTTTGGACGAAACTTTCCAAACGGATAGTGAAGCGGCAGTCTTGCACAATATTGAAGGGGCCATGTTGCCACCTGGCGGGGAACTATGGGTGCCTCCTAGTTACCATCAAACTAGTGGAGATCAAGCAGTACAACTGAATGCTGCTACTGACAAGCTGGCATTTTTCTTTACCCCGTCAATTGACTTCGCATTGGATGCGTTGAGTCTCTACATTACGGCGGTTGGAACGGCTGGTAATGTGAATATTGCGTTGCATTCCGTGTCCACGGGTTACGAGCCGAACGGTCGGTATAACGGGAATACGACTGCTGCCGATCCCGTAATGACAGCGAATAATGCGCCGTCTCCTAACGTGGTGGGCCTGTTCGACAATACTGGTGCTAATGCGGAAGCCGGGGCTGGATACGAAGCATTTAGGGCTATGGACGGTTCTGTAGCAGCAAACAATGGGACTAGAAGCAACGCGACCCCGACTGCTCTTGCTCCTATCTATTTTATCTTAGACTTGGGCGAGGGCAACGGGATAGCTGCGAACAAGTTCCGATTTGCATCGTATAGCAACGCAGATGCCAACGTACGAGCATTTCCCAAGGCGTTTACGTTTTGGGGTAGCAACGAGGCTGCTCCTGATCCACAAACGGATGCAGATTGGACACAATTACCGAGTGCGGGGTTAACATGGACCGCTGAGACAGATCCTGGGGCTGGGGCCTCACGAGAATATTATGCGACTAACGCTACTGTATATCGTAATTACAGGTGGTCTATAACCGATAGGAACGGGTCTAATGCATACGTGGCATTAGGTGAAGTCGAACTTTTTGCCGCCCAGATTGCCGAAGCGCCGGGAGACGAAATAACAGATTTAGGGGCGCTTGCAAGCGGCTCTGTTGCTGATACTTGGATAAGACTGGCCTCTCTGTCTGAACAATTGCAGCGGCACACTCGGGTCGCACTGGTATTTTCTGGCAGTGATGGGGCTGATGTCTCTCTGTCTGTTAGACGTTGGAACACTGCGCAGGGCAGTATGTTTCCTGATGGGTGCGTGACGAAGACGGATTTAGGAACAGGTTTTTGGACTCAAGCCGAACAGGAGAGTAAGCCAGCGCTTTTGAATATCGTCTTGAACTCCACGGCGAATCACGTGCCGAAATTGATGTATGGACGAAAGATGGGCCGTTATCTCTACCTGCCCGGTCCAGGGAACACCGAAATACAGAGTGAAGGTGCAAGTCTTGTCTGTGATGCGCTAACTGCCAGCGTGGATCATACAAACTTTACGCTGTACTGGATCTATGGTTATGTCGTGGACGGAGTGCTTACACTGGAAGCGTCTACGACTACACCGGCCTGTACGGATGATACCGAAGGTATTGAGGTTAAGAGCACGGCGACTACAAGAAGACTGCTCGGCGCAATGTGCGTTAAGAACCTTGTGTCCACGCATCAGGGGCCGGTAGATGTGGGGGACTGGCGGGGTCTTGCGTGGCGCGGCAGAGAGTTATCTATTTATAAATATAGCCCTTTTGCTTCTATCACTACGCAGTCGTTGGCAACAACAAATATCTTTCAAAAGTGGAACACCGATGATGCTTACAAGGTTGTCTTTTTAGGTATAAGCGGGATGAGGGTCAAGGTTTTTATGAGTGCAGCGTGTGGGTCTGGTGGAGTGGCTTTCTCGGGGATACTAAACCACATGCCGCTTGAAGATTTCGGCACAAGCAACGATGACCCCCGTGGGGGCCATGTAAAACAGATAGACCTCAGATCCACACAGTTTTACAGTTTTTGGCCTACTGCTGCGAGCAGGCTTGCTGCAGCATCACTATATCTCTATGCCAAAATATCTGACGGATATCGTTCGTTGGCAGCAGTCATAGGAGATGTGAAATGAACACCGAAATACTGGGTATCCATTGGCGTGGAGACTACTACGAGGGCGAGCCTCGTGGAGACCTCACAGATAAAGAAAAGCAGATTATCAAGGCCCTCGCCGGCGTGGATTTATCTGCGGTTTCTATCAGCGATCTTCCGGTAAAGGCACTGCTTTCTGCGGAACAGGTCACGGTGCTGAAAGAGCATCAGACCAAGCTGATTAAAGAGAGGCGGCGAGAGGAATACAAGGCAAAATGTGACGATTTGTATTTTGACGGTATCGCCAAAGCTCTTGAAAGCGGCAAGAAACTTGGAGAAATCTCAGAGGAAGATTTGGCAGATTGGCTCAAAGCAAGAGGGGACACAAAAAGGCAACACCCCATAGCGGTTGTAGAAGCCGTTGAAACTGTTGAAGTAATTAAACCTGTGGAGAAATAATATAGCTGACGATGCACGTTTGGCGAAAGAATTTCTGGTCTGTGGTGTTGAAGGTTGGAACGGCAACTGGAATGAGGGTTTGCCGGTATTTAGTCCCCCGCTTGCGCCTGCTGTTCAGACGATTGCTGACACGATTGTGTCCAGACACATCGAAAACCCGTCAACCTATTGCGTAACTGATCTGAGGACACATGCGGTCAATGTGTTTAATTTGGTGACCCCGGTCCAGTGGGATGCGTATCGAGCGATACAAAAAGCGGAAATAGATTATCAGCGCAAGGTGCTGATTATGGAGCCATGCTGTCGAGACAAAAACACCTGCTGTGACCTGATGGTGCAAGCCCTTGTGTCTGGAGAACCAGAGAAACGAGCAGCATGGTTAGCTGCGATTGCTTCAATCAATGCGTCTCTTCCGTATCCAAGCGGACAAGAATAAGCGGTATTCGATTGTATGGCCCGTTTCCATCTACCACCCACTATCAATTATTACACAGAAGGCGGAGACGCGTCCCTTGTTGACGTGATTCGTGGGTTGGATAAAAATGTGGACGGCGGGAACGTTGTCATTGAGAGCGAGTTTGATGTTAAAGAGATTGCATTTGGCTATGCGAGCGCGTCTCCGGTTAATCTGGCAGTCGTTCGGGAAGGCGAGCGAGTCAAGAGACTTGCAATCCAGATTATTACTATATTTCCCCTAGCCTTATTCCCCTTTTTTTGGTAAACCTCTCTTGGCTTGTAATTAGTATTTTTCTGAAAATCAGAGCGGCACAATGAGCATCCAAATTCCTGATCTACCCCCCCATTTCGAGAAATTTTTGAATGCATTGTTTGAAAACGTGAACAACAAAATTGATGCGCTCACGAAATTGATTGAGGGGCTGAACGGAACGAACAAGAGTTGTGTCGAGCGGTGTCGTGGTGAAATGGACGGGGTGTATGACAGGTTGCGGGCTGTTGAACGAGAGCAGGGTATCCATGTGCGCCGGCTGGACGACCACGACGAAGAGTTGAAAGAGATGAGGAATGATGCCAAGGCTGAGACGAAAAGTCGGGAGACTGAGGCATCCCAATGGAGTCAGGCGCATGCGGGCTGGTTGAATGCGGCAACGGCAATCATGGTGTTATTTTTCATGATTTATTCGTTGTTTTTTAAATAGGGGAAAACTAAACAGTGGAAAACATATAGACTTTTAACCCTTCACTCTATATTCCATCCTCATGCCCATTCTTATCCTCACCAATTTTGATGCGTACCATTCTGGTTATTCATTGTGCGGATGCGTTCAGGACCAGATAGCGATGTGCTTGAGGAACAATGTGCGTATTGAAGTGGCCGTGAGTGATAGGTGGGGGGGAGAGACATCAAATTATCCGTTGGTGAGTCGGGACGGGTTCCCCGTGCATCCAAAAATTCCGTCATTGGAAGAGCCTGAGAAATATGAGCGTGTAGACGAACTGTCAAGTGTTCATGAGCAGTTAGTGAATCGCATTGTTGAGGCTCTACACGTCCTGTTCAAGCGATGCATCCCGTCTGTTGTTTTTACTCAAGATTGGATATTTTCGCCGTATTTCTTGCCATACGCAGAAGCAATTAGGCGGTTTTGCGCGGTGAACGCCCATGCGCGCTCTATCAAATGGTTCCATTGGGTGCATTCGGTCTGTGTTGGTCGATGTGACTGGTGGGACATCGGTCGGTATGAGGGGAATCATACGGTTGTTTATCCTACAGAAGCGGATGGGGATAAGGTGCGCATGGCGTTTGGGATAGGGTCGGGAGATGATGGGCACTTTGTATCTATACCCCATGTCAAGGATTTGCGCACATGGAATGAGTGGGGGGCTGAAAGCTGCGCGTTCGTTGACGAGTATCCAGGGGTGATGAGTGCCGACATGGTTCAGGTATATCCAGCATCCAGCGACCGGTTGACTCAAAAGGGGTTGTCTACATTAATCAGCCTGTTTTCTCGTTTTAAAGATATGGGGCTGTCGGTCTGTCTGGTAATTGCGAATCAGTGGGTGACGCGGTTAAGGCGGACGGAAGACATCGACAAGTGGCAGAGGATAGGAAAAAATAACGGGCTAAGTGAAAAAGAGTTGATTTTTACGAGTCGTTTCAGATATCCACAATACGAATCAGGTATCCCCAAGCGAATGTTAAGAGAACTCATGCAGTGTTCGAGCATTTTTATTTATCCGACACACGCTGAATCGTTCGGGCTGGTATATCCAGAAGTGAGTTTGTCGAGCGGTTGTTTATGCGTGCTGAACGATAGCGTGAACGCGTTGCACGAAGTGGGGCGGGAAGGGTCGAATGTGGGTTCTGGGGTTAATGGTCGTGATGGGTCTATGTATTTGGATTTTGGGCCGAAGCGTAAGCGCGTAGGCGATGGAATCACGGAACGAGAGCGATTCGACCGATGGGCACGTGACATAGTGGAAGCCTGGGAATCAGAAAATGGCGTGCAGGACCGCGTCAACATGCGTCAGAGATTCAACATGGACACGGTGTGGAGAGGATTTTACGAGGCATTGGTTTTGTAAAATTTACAAAAAAGGGGAAGGGTGATAAAACAATGGAACGCCAAAAATGTCCTAAATGTCAATCTACGGTTAAACGTAAATGTCATCCTGTACACGGTGCTAAAGTGGTTATCTGTCCTGGATGTAAAGCAGAATTTCGGGTGAAGTGGCAGTGGTCTCTTGGCCAGGAGGTCATGACGGCAAACGGTAAACTTTTTCAAAAAAAATAAGGATAAAACAAATGTTGTTTTCTTCGACATGTTTAGCAACACTAATTTTGTTGTGTAGCATTATTCTTGGTTTCTATAGATCTGATCCAAACATGGTATTCATCGGGATTATCTCCTTTTGTGCAATAGTGACAATGTTCACCATGATGGATTTTTGCTTAGAAATACGGAAACAGATTTCCCTGATAAAATTTGAAATTAAACATAAGGAATGAGGTACGTATGTCACTCCCCCTCCGCATCCTTCTTCTCGCTCGCTCGTTTCTCCGTTCTAAAGCGTGGACGAAAGAACACTTTGTCCAGGAAATTGCACGCCAACACATCGCGTTTCGAGATGAAGGGATGACGCGTAAGCGCGTGTGCGACTTGGTCGATAATGCTGGAGGTAAAGACAACGTTGACGTGATTCTGGCGTGTGGTCTGCAATACACGAAGAATTGGAAGGGGATGGCAGAGGTGGACATCCCGAGCGCGTGCGTTGTCACCGACTATTTCCCGCGACATTACGATTATAAAGATGAGTTTATCAGGCGCCATGATTTCGACATCGTGTTTATGTCTCAACGTGCATTTGTGGACGTGGCGAGAGAGAGACAGGCTGTAGGAAGGTTACCGGCGCATACACGCTTTGTCTGGCTTCCTTTCAGCGTGGATTGGGGCATGTACGGCACAAGTTTAAGTGATTACGACAAGAAGGACATTGACGTGACCGCGATTATGAGTGGTCATTCGTTTGAGTATCCGAACAGGCCGGCGCTGTTTGAGGCGCTAAATAAATGGGCTGCCGATAATCCTCAGTATAACACCTGCCTCAAATTTGTAGACAACCCGAATGGCCTGGAATATACAGGAACCGGAATTTACCATGAACAATACGTTGATATCCTCAAGAGGTCCAAAATAGTGATAGGGTCGTGTGACCAGCACAGAAGCGTGAATATCCGGATATTCGAGGCGATGGCAGCGGAAGCGTTGTATATGACGGACGGGCCCCCGAAGGATATGGGGGCGCTGGGTCTTTTTAATTCTTTTGATTATGAGGCGTATGACGACCATGACATTCTGATGGATAAGTTGTCTTTCTGTTTGAAAAAAAGTGCTTACAGACACGTTAAAGCAATGAACGGCCAAACTCAGGTCCGCCGTTTCCATACCAACACAATCCGGGTGCAACAGATGACTGCACACTTGTCCGAACTCATAACAAACGAGGCACTCCATGTTTGACATCTTCGCCCACTCTTCGCGTACCACTCCGCTACGCGTACTCGCCCTATCTCCCCACACTGACGATTATGAGCTCGGGTGTGGTGGGACCATTGCGAGGCTCTTGGATTCTGGGGCATCGGTTAATACGATTGTGTTTTCCACGTGTGACGAGCGCGTGAGCGAGCAGTACCCTCCGGATATCTTGAGGCACGAGTTTGAGAATGCTTGTGGAGTAATGGGGTTAGACGAGACGTGGGCACGCACGGTATTTAAATACCCTGTTGACATGCTGCAGGAATATCGCCAGGACATACTCGAATATCTCGTGACAGTGAGAAGTGGGTGGGCACCGCACATTGTATTTTGTCCGTGTTCTCAGGACGTGCACCAGGACCATCGAGTGATTTACGAGGAGGCGGTTCGTGCATTCAAATGGAACGTGGTGCTAGGGTATCAGGATCCGTGGAACTGTGTGGACCTCGTGCAGAAAGACGTGATTGTACGGTTAAACGCTGCTCACGTGGACAAGAAAATCAGCGTGCTGGCCGAATACAAATCTCAGGCGCAGCGACCGTATTTCAAGACGGATTTTCTTTGGTCCTGGGCACGTGTCAATGGAGTGGTTGGCGGGACAGAGTTTGCTGAGATTTTTGAGTGCATAAGGTGGGTGGTGTGATGATAGTTTTCATAAAACACAGGCTGACAGGAGAAATTCATGCCTTTACAGCAACAGAGAAATGCATTGTTGCTGTTGGACTTACGGAGGCGGACAAAAAGCATATTGGCAACATGAGTCCAGAGCATAAGGTTTGTGGATATGGGCTCGACTCTGTTTCTGACGCCGAACTAGATGAGTTTTCTTCCGAATGCAGAAAGATATTGGACGAGGTATATAAATAAGGTGGTGTGCGATGGAAGGGACATTTTGTATTCACTGCGAGAAGTTCATCAGGCGAGAAAATGTTTACATGTCAAATTTGTGTCGCGCTGTTTATAAATATCACGTGGACCCTATAACTGGAGAAAAATATCCGGTATTTCAAAAGTGTACGTCTATAAACCATGGCCATTGTTGGAGATACACTTCTGAAACACATCCGGTTCGTTTTAGTTGGTTTGCGAAATGCATGCGCTTTTGGTTTAGGAATTTTTCGTTGAGCAGCACTCACGTATGAGTGCATAAGGTGGGTGGTATGAGAGATACTTTCACGACTACTGTGGTTTCTGTGCAATGTCTTAAAAATTGGTGTTTACAAAACAACCGATTCATGGTTGCTTATTTGAAAAAACAAACGAAGCCATATTCCAAGACGGACATTAGTATAAAGGGCCTCCCCGTGTGTTCCAAGTGTGGGTGTAACTTACAGGACAAAATTCTAGAGGAAATAGATAGACTATGTTGATGGTTTCTGTATGAGGACGTTCCCCATGGTCAAGGCTTCACAAATAGCGTCGTTCCTTCGACTCCCCCTGTATGGACCGGATATTGATGTGTATCGGCCGGTCAGCCTGGATAAGTTGGTGAGTGGGGGCGTGGTATTTGTGAGGGAATGGACGCCAGAGGTAAAAAGGAAACTGGAGTTTGTTGGGAACATATTGGCCATAATTCCGAATGTGACGAATCTAGTAAAGAGTGGGTGGACGGGGACCGATATTATGCCACGTTGTTCCTGCTTACCCGTTCAGAACCCCCGCCTCTCTTTCGCCCGAGTAGTCAGTCAGTTTTTTTGCACCAATCTCATCAACGGGATTGCAGAGACAGCGATTATCGACTCGACTGCTGACATTGGCGATAATGTTTCCATTGGTCACTATTCTGTTATTGGACCGGACGTTATTATTGGTGACAATACGCGTATACTGAATCATGTGAGTGTGAATAACGCTGTGATTAATCAGGGGTGCTTGATTAAGAGTCATTCGGTGATAGGTGAAGACGGCTGCGGTTTTGAGTATGACGAGCGCGGTCATCCCTTCAGGATTCCGCATACAGGCAAGGTGGTTTTTGGCGACCACGTGGAAATTGGTTCTGGCACAGTAATTTGTCGTGGAACCGTTGACGATACGCGCATAGGTCCGTGGAGCAAGTTGGATGATCACGTGTTTGTTGCGCATAACGTACAGATTGGCATGGACACGCTGATAATTGCCATGGCTGAGATATCTGGCAGCGTGACGATAGGGAATCACGTATGGATTGGACCATCGGTCAGCATACGAGAGCATGTGACGGTGGGTGATGGTGCGCTTGTTGGAATCGGAGCGAACGTGCTGAATGATGTGGGGGCTGGTGAAGTGGTGGTTGGGAATCCAGCGAAGTTTTTGAAGATGAGGAATGTATAAATGGATGTGAGTCACAGGACAAAGGTCTTACGTAAAAAACTGCGAAATTTTCGAGAGAAATGGCGTCCTTTTTTTGTCTCGACTCCTGAAAGAAAAAGTGCTTTTGAACAAACATGCAAAGGTGATGATGCTTTTGTTTATAATGAAATCAAAATAATTCCGATGTATCCTCCGGAGGCACCGAATGCCTGAAGTCCTGTTAGTTTCAGAAAATGACTGGGCGAATGCCGGTCATGTCTATTGCAAGGCCCTCCGTTCCATCGGCATTGATGCTGATGCTATCACGCTTAATCTGCATGGGTTCCATTACACGGAACAAGCGCGTCAGGTCGAACGGAAAGACCTGAAAGGGCTGTGCGACAAATCGCGCATCGTCATATCCATGCATTCGCGCAACTTGGTTGGACGTGCTGCCGAGCACATGTGCGTATTCCATGGAGGAGCGCAGTATCGGGGGAATGCCAAGGCGGTTAATTCGGTGTTCAACCCATTTGTGGACTGTTCTATTATTCAGACTGGCGACCTGCTTGGACTTGGGGCCAAAAACGAGGTGTGGGTGCTGCCTGCTATCGATTTAAAATCCATCAAGCCGCGCTTCGGCATAACGGGGAACAAAATCAGGATTGGACATCATCCGCGGTCGTTTAAAGACAAAGGAGGACCAGCGGTCCTACGAGTTATCGACAGGCTGAAAAGTTATCCACAACTGCGGAATCGATTCGAGTTCACGACCGATTCAACGCATGTGCCTTGGGAGCAGAGCATTCAGCGTATGGGTGATTGCGACATTTATATCGAATGCCTAGCGCCGACGCACCTGGGCAAGAAGCATGGTGCCTGGGGTATTACGGCTCTGGAATGTGCGGCCCTTGGTAAAATAGTCGTAACGAATTTTGCTGATTACGAGCTTTACGAGGCTGATTACGGCAAATGTGGCCTGCAGGTCACCAACACAGAAGACGAGATGTTGGACAAATTGGTTGAATTGTTGAGCCTGACTGACAACGAACTGGAAAATTTACAGGTTGACACCCGGGAATGGGCAGAGAAACACCACTCGTATGAAGCAATAGGGACTCGGTTGTGGGAAGCGCTACGTTTTTATTGCTACGGCAAGGGCAAACTGAAGCTAAACAAGGGGAGCGCGTGCGGGTATGTGGTGGAAGATGTGGAGGAGGGACGGAGTGAAAAAAATAAAGGCATGGGTGTCGCTCTACCTGTCCGTCCTGCAGGATCCTATTCACCCCGTCATTTCTGGGAACAGTTCCCAGACGGAGCGCGTTTGTCCAACAACGTGATGCGTGACGAGACCACATGGCTCTGCAATGGTATTTTGGAAGCGACTGGTGCTCAGAACGGCATGGTCACTCAGCGTGTCTTGGAGGTGGGCTGCGGAATTGGTAACACGTTTTTAGCGCTGAAGGATTTGGGGTTGCAATTCGTCAATGGTTACACAGCGTGCGATTTTTCCAATGCGGCACGTTACAAATATCGGGAACGCACGCACGAGAAATTGCCTGATTTCTGGGACGGTATTTCGCTGAGTTACGATGACGGAGTATTCGATGTGGTCGTTTCGACCGATGTCATGCTCCACGTCATTCCGGAAGACCTTGATAGGTTCACAAAAGAACATTTGCGCGTCTTGAAAAATGGCGGGACTCTGTTCGTTTCGTCATTCATCGGTAGCAAAGCGGCTCGTGCTGGTAAGGTTAAACTGGCGCACCATTGTTTTATCCATGACTACGAGAATCTGTGGAAATGGATGGGTGTGGTTGTGGAGAAGAGTCGAGTAACTGGGGACGGTACGCGGTGCGTGTGGGTGGTGAGGAAAGGGAAATAGAGCATCATGACAACAGGACAGCGTCAAGCGTTGAGATTAGAGGATTGCCATTTACTATGTTGCCAATGTGTCAACATTCGGCATGTCTGGTTGACGGAATTGACTCATTTTGAGTTTATCAGTCCTACCAAAGCACAGTTTGAGTCAGTGATTCCATGGGAGGTTATTGAAGACATTACAACACAGAAGTTACGCCTTGTATTGGCAAAACAGTTGCAAACCTATGGGACTTATGCACGGAAATATTCCGAAAGAGATAGTCAATATGCAAAAATTCATAGCGAATTGGGTTTGTGGGGAGTAGGCATATGAACACCGTCATTTTCTCCCCGGGCATTCTGCAGATAGAGCGATACCGTATCCGTGTGGACAAATTGGTCATGCGGGTCAAGACGACCACGTTAACCATTGTCGATTCGCCTGATTCGTCTCAGACCAATATCTCGACCATTTCGCTGTCTGCGAAACTACAGGCAGGCAAAGGCGCGGGGATTGTTAATACCGTACTGTCTGGTGGTGAATTCAAAATGGAGTTTAAGCCAGACGAACCCGAATACTGGGAGTATGCGAAAGACGCGGATGGGAATTTTGCGAGTATAGAGCATCGATTCGATATGTCCAACATGGCTCTCCATTTCCACAAAGTGCGCGTGAGCGGTCAAGGAGACTGGTTGCGAGGGGAAGTGGTGAGAGATGAGGATGTCAAACCGGAATTTAAAATGGAAATCAGGAACAGGGCTGAGAGACGGAGAAGGAAGAGGGGTATGGCATCATGATAGATTTAGCGACGGCGAGACCGGTTGATTTTGATATTTCAGAGGCGTGTCAGTGTGTGAAGATTTTTAAGGTCAGTCCAAGGCTTATCGAATTAACTTATAGATTTTTGGACGGAGGTCTTCTTTCTGTAGATATTCCAGAAGACATGTTGGAAGATTGTTCCAATCAAGAGGTTGTCGCCTTTGCAAGTGGCAGGCTACAGTCGTGGGGTTGGGGCGACAAAATGGAGGGAAAAGGTCTCATGTTTCCTACAGAAAAACAACACAACATTCCTGATGATTGCCTTTACACCATTTACGTCGCTGGTGCCTACAGTGGGTACATAATGGACGTGGCCGCAAATATCCGAAGGGGACGGCGGGTATGCATTGACCTCGTGCTGTCTGGATATAATCCATATTGCCCTTGGAACGATTGGGAGTGGGCCGTTGTCCGAGACATTCCTGTTGAAGACTTTCAGCGTGTGGGGATTGCGCATTTGTTGAAGTCTGATGCGGTATTGCTCGTCCAGGGTTGGGAAGACTCTAAAGGGACAAAGAGGGAAATAGAGATTGCGCAAGAAATGGGCATACCCATATTCAAGACGTTGAACGAACTCCACACGTGGCGTGAGGCGAAGAGATTGGAAAAGCGCAAGATATTGTAGGGTATCATACGACAGGAAGACATCTCCATGGCAGACTCGTCCACATTCTCCCATCTCCTTCTCACGCCGACGTTCAACCGTGGTGGGCTGATGCGGTCGGTTTGCGATAAGTTGAATGTGGAAGCTAATCGAGATGATATGCGCGTCCGAGTTGTCCACATCATTCTTGACGATGGTTCGTCAAAGGGTTTGAGCGATTACGCTGCTATTGACCGGGTATATGGCCAAAAAAATGGATATGCGCGTTATCAGGTCGTGTTGATAAAAAATACGCAGAATAATGGAGTGCGGGGCTTTTGGAAGACAAAAAACACCCTACTCTCTTATACGCGCTCTCTCCATTATGCGTATGCGATATCCATGCCTGATGACTGTATGCCGTGCGACCGGTTTTTTGAACGCGTGACGACTCATTTTAAGCGGTTACGAGACGCAGATGAGCGTATTGTTGCCATGAATATCGGATGTACGCTACTACGCAACTGGGGAACGTGTCGATATGTTGATGAGGCATACATCGCTACGCGTCAGTTATTTGAGGCGCTCAATTTTGAACTTGAACCGATTGGACACGGGAACGGTTCGAAATGGTCCGACAACTTCAGGTGTGGCTCAGGAACCGGCAATCAAATGACCCAACGATTATTGAAACATCCGAAATATTCCATTGCACCGTGCCAAGATATCAGCTATTTAAACCCAATAAACACGCCGAGCGTAATGTTCAAACGGAAACGCGGTGAACAGATTTGGTGGCGCAACAATTTTTGCGGGAATGAGCATGATGAATGAGAACGATGAGAACGTGAAGCGACATATAACGGACGTGACCTATGAATCGTGGCGAGAGGACGCGCTAATGGCCATGTGGTGCGCAGGGAGTGTGACAAACGGATTTGATGAACCAGTTTGCGCTATGGGGTTGTGGGCGTATGAGTTCGTCCCTGGAATAGTGGCGATGTGTAATGGGCTCGACATTCTGTTTGCAGAAGAGCGTGCATGGATTGATATGGGGTAGAACATATGGATGCAAGATTTTCTGTTTTGCAATCAATAGAAATGATCACCGAAGTGCCCACGCACACTAGCCGTTGGGGGGATATATTAGATTCCAGATTACACGACTCCCCGATATCCCTATATAAGCAGATTGTTTTTAAGTTCACGAAAGGGACTGTTAAGGCCCTGCTATCTCCTGATGGTCCAGTTTTTTACTATCCATTTTTGCCAGATAAAGACTCCTTGTCATATTCACAACAACAAGAAAATTTGAGGTTAATTGAGCAGTCCGTCAGGACATTTTTAACTGAAATAAAATCAATGACGTGCTATCAAGATTGTGGCTCTGTTGGTCTGTGTCAGGAATGCTCAAGGTGGTATAAAGAGGCGGTCCCGTTTTGGATTGAGGACCCGATTGACAGATACCATCTATCTGGAGAATGTAGAGAAGCCACTGATGCTGAGTTGAAATCAATTATGGACATGGTTTGGATTGACAATTGGATGTGTCCAGGGATATGGGATCAAATCCCGGAGTATTTGTTGGCGTATGGTCTAAAGGCTGAAGATGGACGAATTGAAGATGCCAAAGAAAGGTGTATTGTTTCTCATGCCCATCGAACGATGTGAAATTGAGCAAAACGTAAAAATACCGCAACCCAATTTAGTCAATTTGTGGGGATGCACTATTGGGGCACGGACCAAAATTGGTGCGTTCACGGAGATAGGGAAGGGCGTTGTCATTGGAGAGGATTGTTTGATTCAGAGTCACGTATTTATCCCGCCTGGTGTGACGATTGGAGATCGCGTTTTTGTTGGACCTGGGGTTCGGTTCACGAATGACCGTGAGCCACCGAGTAGAGAACGGTTTGTACCTGAGAAGACAGTTGTTGAAGACGATGTGTCCATAGGCGCAAATGCAACAATATTACCCGGTATTACCTTGCACGAGCGCAGCTTCGTTGCGGCTGGTGCGGTCGTAACCAAGGACGTGCCAAGCGGTTCCACAGTGGCTGGCAATCCTGCGCGCATCATGGTACGTGTGGATAAGATGGTGAAGAAAGTATGATGTACGAAGATTGGCGAGAATCCACAATCCTGATTATGGCCATGTATTACGAGGCTACAACAGGAGACCCGGACATCATAATAGGGGGATGGTTGCCAAGAGCGCATCTTATGAATGCTGTCATTGAATCGACTTTGTACATCCAATACCGTGGCTGGAGATTGCCAAAATGGTACGATATATAACCCCCTTGGGCCAGTAGCGGAATCTGGGCGCTGTGAGTAGGTTACTAGTGCTAAAAATAGATGAGCGGGTTCGAGTCCCGCCCCAAGGTTCAGAATAAATAAGTTGAGGACAACAAAATGAGTGTAATGAAAAAATTTGCAGTATTATTTTGGACGCACGAAGAACTTGGGGTTGTCCAAGAGCCAAAAGAGATTCGATTTACTTATGCGAGGTCTGTTGTTGAGATTGAAAAGGTTTACATCCATCTGGGGTTTATGAAATTCTTTAGTGCCGAAGGTAAAGAGATATTTTACCCTCTGGCTCAGTGGGCACGAGTTGACATTGAAGATTTGGGCTATCAAAAATAGTTGTGTTTTTTGTAAATTTTACAAAGGAATTCCATGAACAATCCAATTAATTTCGCTCTTTTCGGTGCATCCGGATATGTTGCTCCACGCCATATGAAGGCGATTAAGGCGACTGGCAACAATCTCGTCGCTGCGCTGGACCCCTACGACAATTGCGGGGTGCTCGACTCGTATTTTTTGGACTGTGCGTTTTTCACGCAATTCGAGCGGTTCGACAGATTCCTGGATAAATGTAGGCGTGACGGCAATCCAATCGAGTGGGTGAGTATAGCGACTCCGAATCATTTGCACGATGCCCATATTCGGTACGCTCTGCGAAACGGTTGTAACGTGATTTGCGAGAAGCCGCTCGTCATTATGCCGCACAACTTGGATGGGCTCTTGGAACTGGAGCAAGAGACTGGCAAACGCGTATTCACGGTCATGCAGTTGCGGGAGCACGAGCGGATCAAAGAATTAAAATGGTCTGTTGACGAAACGTTGAAACGTAATCCATCCCACATTTTCGATGTCCAGCTCGAATACACGACCGTGCGTGGCCCTTGGTTTTTCCATTCGTGGAAGGGGAACGAAAATTTGAGTGGCGGGTTGGCTGCTAACATTGGGATCCATTTTCTTGATGTGCTCGCATGGATATTCGGAAAAGAGCAGCACACAGAGCTTCATCATAAAGAGAGTGATTTAATGTCTGGTTTTACGGCCTTTACTAATGCAGGCGTGACATGGAACTTGTCAACGTCCCCAGAGATGCTTGCGATTCACGGATTAGCAGGTGACGTGCGTGCATATCGACGGTTGACAGTGGATGGGGCCAACATTGACTTCTCTGACGGGTTTAATAACCTCCACACTGTGGTTTACGAGAAAGCCTTGAGTGGTGAAGGTGTCGGGATAAGCGCGGCGCGTAACAGTATTGATCTGGCGCACAAGATTCGAGGTATGGGGGTGGAGCGTAAAGGGTGTGGGTGCGGGAAGTGTGGATGATAGAGCGCCCTTTTAGGAAGCCATTTAGACGATAATTATTGCTCAACTAATTGGTAGGTGACATATGAAAGACAAATTAGTAAAGCTGCTCAGTATCGGTCCAGCTCTGTGGAACAGTTCCTTTATCCGTTGGTTCATTGCGCTGTCCATCGGGTACAAAATAGTGCTTCATTTACTCCAAATTGCCCCAGATTACATGCCGGAAGGAGAGGCATATGGAGTCTATCGTTATGTGATTCTCCGGATAGTCGCGGCGACCATTGGGTTGCTGGTGCTGTCTGGGGGCACACGATTCGTTGATTGGATAACTCCGGGAGATTGGTGCGATGAAATCACGAAAGGCAATATGGCGGCGACGGCTGCTATTGTGGGGACTCTGTATTGTCTTACCCTTATCATTTGTTACGCTTGACATTGGGACGGCATACGCGTTACACCCTGTTTACGAACGCGCATGGGAATCACAGCTCAGATTTTTGGCGTCAAAAGAACTTCCGTATCGAGATGCCAAATTAGGACCCCCATATGATGACCCAAAAAAAGGGCTTAATTGCACGTCTTATCTATGGCTGGCGGCTAAGTGGGCTGGTATTCCAGGCGTGCAGCTCACGCAATCGTGGATTATGGCTGAAGGTGGTGCTGGTTGGTCTTCTACCATTATTCCTGATAAGTTGCGTTCGGTACAAAACCTGGACCTCGGATTCTTTACCTTTAAATCCGACCGACCGAATGGCCATGCAGCAGCATTTCTCAGGAGTAGAGATGGAATGCCCGCAATCGCTCACGCAAGTTACGGAAAAGGGAAGATCGTTATTGAAGAGGTGGCGCGATGGGTGGAACAGAAATTGACACGGGTGAGACGGTTGCAAATAGGGGATGGTGAGAAAGTGGGTGGACAGTGAGTGAACGTATCTCTAAGCCCGAATACTATCTCCGTATTGCCAAGACGGTTGCTCTCCGCTCCACTTGTCTTCGTTCATGCTATGGAGCGGTAATTGTGCGCGATGACCGCATATTGTCCACAGGTTATAATGGTTCGCCTCGTGGAGGTCTTAATTGTGTTGATATCGGGGTGTGTGGGAGAGCAGGGGTTGAGAGTCGAACGCGGTTCGAACTGTGCAGGGCGGTACATGCTGAGCTTAATAGTATAATGAATGCTTGTGAGAGCGTGAGGGGCGCGACATTATATTTAGCGGGATTCCCATGGTGGAATAGTTGTGATTTGGATGACACTAAAGATAAACTTGGCGAAAAATCTTATCCATGCAAAATGTGTCTGCGCGCCATAATCAACGCTGGCATAACGTCCATATGTATTCGAGACACAGACTGTCAACCGGTGACACGACCTGTTGAGTGGTTCGAGTTTATAGAGAGGGAAGGATGAAAAGATGAAAATAACTATTGACATGGCGTCGTTATGTTCGTTGGAAACAGAAGAATTTGACGAGGAGCGTCTTCTTACACTGCTAGAAATTGTGCGTTCAGCAAGATATAACGCAATCTTTGATCAAGACACCCGTGGGTTCGCAAGGATTTTGGATATTTATTTTACTGATTTGGCTCAAGACAATTTTAAAATCAATCTCAGCTAAGGATACTCCCCCATGTTCGACCTAATCAGCCTGTATATCAAACCGGCCCTACTCTATGCCAAGTTCGTCTTTTTCCTCGCCATTGCTGGCTATATTGGATATTGCGAACTCCGGATACTCGGGCTCAAAGACAAATTAGATGACGTGCAATACCAGCTCAAGACGTGCGATATCCAGAAGGCTACGTGTGAACAGCGTAACGCATTTATGGAGGACAATTACAGGCGGTTAAAGCAATATGAAGAGGAGCGTGGCGAACTCGACTTGAACGGCGAAGTTACGCCAGAGATGTGGGATAAACTGAAGACGAATAAGTGAGGATGTGTGTTATGCTAGATCTTGTACTGTTGTATCTCGGACTCGTGGTTTTTGGTGGATGGCTTGGATATGGGCTGACCCAAGAATTACATTGGTATCAGATACTCTGCGCTCTTGGTTGTGCGACTCATCCAATCTATCTGTTGGTGTCTCAATGTATTATTGTCGTCCCTCCAGAGTGAGACCCTTATGGATACAAATTCCTTCAAAATCCTGTTCGGCATTGCGGGCATCATCATCCTGCTCTCTTTTTTCACGTCCTGCGCTTCCACGACTCCAAGGCCGACCGTGATTACTCAGGGAGCGCAGATAAAGATTCCGGACGAAGACAAGCGTCCTAAGCGAGTCAAAATCTGTCCGTTTGGCGGTCAACCCGAGAAAGATGTTGTGTGCCTAGAAGAGCCGAGACGGATTCACCCTGATACATTTTGGAAGGCCCCCCCAGAAGGTGCGTGGGTGTGGCAACAGAAAGATTTGCAGGGCATATACTACGCGCTCGTTGAATACCCCCGATATATTGACGTGCTCCAAGGAATCATTGAGGACCACAATAGACGTATGGGGGGGGGCGATAAAAATGGGTTGATGGGAAGATTGAAGTGGTGGGAATAGGATGTTGGCCTTGACAGCGGAACATGAACAACTTCTAAAGATCGCAACAGACCATATCAACATGTGGAGCCTACGCGTTGTCTATCCATCCGGCATGGTCATTCTCAACAGGATTATTTTTAATCTGGTGTCGAGCCGTGACATTGACGAACTGGTAACACGTTGGCCGTGTGTGGGGGAAGTGTGATGGAAACAGCAGAAATCAAAGCCAAATTGAGGACTGAGCCATATATCTGTGACGGAGAAGTTGCAGGAGAAACATCCATTTTATCGTTTAGGATGCCCTGTTGTAAACACGAGATAAATGGTGTCTTACCGGTAACAACCGAATTCATTGATTCTATCTCTGAAAGTTTTTCAGTCTGGCGCCACCAAAAATTCCAAGACCGTCTGGGTTTAGACCTTGCTGAACTCCCATGTCCATGCTGTGGAAAATTTTTATTACAAGACCCATCTCAACTGAAATTTATCATTACGGAATAGATATGCTTCTCGACTACACCATTCTCTCCAATCTCCATGCTACGCTCCATCATCGTCCTGCTCAGTGGAACAAGCATTCCCTACACCAGTGCATTATCGAGGGTTTTCTTGAACGCACAGGTGACACACTTACGCGTAAAGGTCGAGACATTGCGGAACAGTTTGACCGATACGTCAGATTGCTTGAGTCCGGGATTCCATTGACCGCTCGCATACCCAAACCGACGCGCTCTTTTACCGAAAAAGTCTGGCGCAAGGCTGAGTTCGGCAAGAAACGCAAACGCGTCACGTTTACCCGTTCATTCCTGTATTCCGGTAGTCCCCGGGGAGACGAACGACAACCGGCGCGTTATCTCGAGCGAGACCTTGTGGAACCGTTTTATCAGGAGATCAAGGCGTATATTGCTCTGTTCAAAATTTCATACAGGGTCTTTCCTGTAGCGTATCAAGTATTTCAGGGACACGAAGCCATTGTGCTAAAGCCGGCCAAAAAGCAAACCATATTCAGGATAGACCCCCAATATTTCGATCTGTGTCAACACCGTTTTTTGACTGCGACATATTGGATAGGGTCTCATAGTAACCCTAGTGATCCCATTGCCATTAGGGTTACGACAGGTAAGAGCACATTTAGCAATGACGTGAATGCGTTACTCAAGCCGCTCGATAGTCGAGGATGGCCAGACGTGGATTTGAGCGTATTTGAAAATGAATGTGTTGTACGGGAACAAAAAGCAGAAGAGGGAGAAGAAAACAGCGATGAGCGAACCACACCAGATGAGTTTCATGGATTCGATGGCATGGCCAACTCCGACACCAATTATCCAGTTCCAGCAGATGACGAACGCTTTTCTCTCTTCGGAGGAGATATGGAATCTCCATGCACAGATGGAGGGGGAGAATCAGGGTGGACTGATAACTCCGTTTGACGAAAATCAGTTAGTCGCACTCGAGGGATCTGCATACGATCTGCGTATTGATAAGGTCTTTGAGTTTCCAATCCTTGACGGTGTTCACTGGAAAGAGACGGTCCCGTTCATAGGGCAGGACTACAGGCGCACCCCGCCGATTGTGGAGCGGCAACCGGAAGACCATATGATTATGGTGGACAGGTCGTCTCATTCGCAGTCATTCAAGAAATTGCCCGTCGAATTCACCGGCTGGCACATTGAGGGCGTTCGCTCTTATCTCATTCAAACCGTTGAGTCCGTCAATATCCCATCCCATCTATTCGGCATGTGCGATTCTCGTACCACAGTATTTAGGTCTGCTGCATGGCTATTTGCGACACCTGTCCGTCCTGGATACTCTGGCGTGCTCACATTTGGGTTGCATGTATCGAGCCTAGACGGTATCTATTTCGAGCGCGGTGCACGCGTAGCGTCAATAATGTTTGGGCGTCTCGGACCTGGAGAGACGGGGAAATATAAAGGACAGTGGGGACAGCATGGAGGTAACAAACCTGGAACAAACGGACAAGTTACAAAGGGATTTTAGACGATGAAACTCTACGTTTGGGTTAACCCTTTTAAACCATCTTATGGCGGTTCGGTTATCTATGCTGTTGCGGATACACTTGAACAGGCTAAAAAATTAGCATTAACATCCGAACGATATGCCTTTGGGTTTCATGCAATAGACGACTATCCCATCAACGAGCTCGGGGAACCTGATCGTATCCTCGAATGTCCGTGTGCTGAATGTTATTGGCATGAGGAATAAGGATGAAAAAACGAGACCGTCACAGGCTGCGTATCAAGCGCATTACGGGAACATTGCACGCTGAACCCTATAATCCCGCCATGTATGCTACGTGTCCGATATGCGAATCTGATTTCAGTATCAAAAAACAGGGCCACGTCAGAATGTACGCGCAGACCGACAATTGGTGGACTCAGTGCGTGCTCGTCTGTAACTCTGAATATTGTCAACAAGAGGCTGCGGAACGCAACACCGAATTTATCCATGACATGTTTATGGCACATGTGACGTCCCGCGTGCTCGTGTTGACTCCCCATAAAGATAATGTGCGATACGACGCTGACGAGGACTGTTCATATTCTCAAATGGGACATCAAATATGAGTATTAGCGGAACGTCTATCGACATGGCCAATCTCATGTGTGTCTGCGGTAGCACTGACATTACCGTCAAAATGAACAACGGTCACGAAATACTGTATTACTGCAATCATTGTGATCGATGGAACAACAGAATCAAGAATCCGACACGCCAACCAAACGTAAATCAAACTAAAACCTTTTGGACGGAAAATTGAAGCCCCCATATTTGGACGATGACGAATCTATCGACAGGCCAATACTGTTCACGAAACCGGGATGTGAGAAGTGCGAGTGGGTAAAGGGACAATTGTCCCCACAATCGATAAACTCTCTCACCATACTTAACTTGGACGGCGACGACGCTCACGCACTCGGCACACTCGCCTATTTTTCTCTTGTGACCGTAGCAGAAAAGCACTTACCGATTTTACTAACGAAAGACCTCGAAATTGTGATAGACACGAACAAAATTGTGGAATTGTTGGGCGGTATTCAATCCGGCAATTCCAGTGAAATTATCACAGAACCCATTATATGTGATGACGACTCGTGTAGACTGAATTTGTAGTTAAATATGCTGACTCGCCTTGTCTACACGGTCCACAATTGATACGTCTTCAGGTGTCCCCAATGGCAAAAAAAAAGAAAAAACGCGCTATCCAATCGGCAGCCGCACAAACCTTGCGTGCAGCAATATCGTCTCCCCTCACCCCAGAACAAAAAGTTGACCGCGATTTAGATGAGCTCAACAAACTGATTGCCATGAAAAATGGTGCGTGGGGTGAGGAACGGGGTAATTCTCGACAGCGCATGTTTGATTTGCGGAAAAAGACCATAAAAGATCTTGGGCAAGCGGGGGTCACGAGAAACGGCGGGCCTACAGACGAAGACCCTTTTATACAAAATTATGATGAAGATGGGCTTATAGCTCCCCGCTATTCCCCTGCCCAGATGTTTGATATCGTGGAAGAGTGCGACACGCTCAAAACGTGCGTGGACTCCATGGTTGAAGGTGTTGACGGCAACGGTCACGGTTGGCAATTCGCCGGCAACGATAAAACGGAGCGAGATTTACCAGAAAACAAAGAGCAAGCGGAAGAACTTGCCAATTTTTTCGACAACGTGAATAGTGACGGCAGCCTAGTGAGTGTTCGTAAGTCGGTACGCGCAGACCTTGAATCGACTGGCAATGGTGCCATGGAGGTTGTGAGGAATATAGATCAGTCGCGTAATCCTCTTGGAGACATCGAAGAAATCTCGCATCTGCCGATCACATATTGCCGCATGTCAGTCCTGGACAAAAAACCAACCGAATACACAGTTAAACTCTGGCGCAAAGGCAAGATTGTTTCTGTTACTCGTTCCAAACATTTCAGACGCTACGCCCGTAAAATGCCGTCTGGAAAAATTACGTGGTTCAAAGAATTTGGGGATCCTAGGACATTGGACGCTAACACCGGTCAGTATGTGCCAAGCACACCAACCCCGGCAACTGAGCTCATATGGTTCAAGCTGGCATTCCGGAATGCTGATTATGGTGTGCCGCGTTGGATTGGCGCTCTCACGACAATTAAGGGGCGCGTGCTTGCTAACTGGTGCAATTTCGACCTGTTCAACAATCAGGGCATTCCCCCATTGCTCATAGTGGTGGAAGACGGCCAGCTCACCCCCGCATCTATTGATGAAATAGAGGGGACCATTGAGAGCTGGCACGACGTCAACAAAATGAACCGGACGTGTATCCTGCACGTTGAACCGCAGATGATCAATTTCGATGGACAGCGAACCAAATCTGCCGTCCAGGTCATCAAGTTGCGGGATGCGCGCAAAGAGGATTTTCTATTCGAAAATTATCTCGCTTACTCTGAAAAAGCGATACGCAAGGTCTTTCGACTTCCCCCGCTTATCCAAGGCACGTCTGAGGATTACTCGCTTGCCAGCGCAACAGCGTCTCAAATCGTAGCAGAGCAACAGGTGTTTGGACCGATACGCCGCGATTTTGACGAATTCATAAACGTCAAAATAGTACGCGCAGAGTTCGGGTATTTCAATTGGCGATTCGTGAGCAAGGGACCGAAAATTACGGGATCCGAAGAATTGACCAAAATGATTCGTATGTTTGCCATCAGCGGTGGGGCGAGCTCGAATCAGATTATCGAACTTGCAAACGAGACACTGGGGACTGACTGGTCCATTGACGACAGCGCAGCGAGTAAAATACCGGTCATGGTGCTCCAGTCGTTGACACGGTTGAACCGTATTGATGTGACCGATGATGGAAAACTTGTTGTATTGCCGGCACCAGTGAGCGGGACGACCAACGGCAACCAGGGAGACAATGGGAACGATGATGGTCAGAATGATGACGGCCAGGACGATGGTCAGAATGACAATCAGAACGGCAATAGCGACGGCACCAATCAGGTCGGTAACAACGATAATGGACAGCTCACCAACCAGGTGAATAGCAAGAAGTTGAACACAAAAAGGTCGAAAAACAAAGCCAAAGGTGCTACATCCCCAGCATACCAATGGTTGTTAAAAACTATGGAAAGTATCGAAGATGAAATCGCTGACCGAATACAGCCCGAGATTGATGAGGGAGAGATGGATACGTTCGACAAGTCGAATGAACGGGTAGCGTAACAACTGGAGACATCATGCCTTTTCTCAAAATCGCTCTACTCAAAATCGCAATGGCGCTTGTGCTCATATTTTTCGTGTCGTGCGTGTAGGTCCAGGTTTGCTTAATGCCAATCCCGACGCCATACCCTGACGAAACCAGAGACCGGTTTCTTGCTAGATGCGAAGCATTCTTACATAAGAACGATTCTTATCTAGGAACGAATCAGGTTTACGCACTCGGTGCCGCTCAATGGGAGCGTAGCAGAAAACAGAGCACGACAAAAGCCGACACAGAATTGCCCACACCGAATCCTGCTGTCCCAGGCGCGACAAAAGACCCACAATGGCTTCGTTACTCTCTCTTGCTCCGTAAGTTGATACGTGAGGCATGGGACGAATCAAGCGCTGACTGGGCGGACAAGCTGCTCCAAAAAATCCAAGAAGCAGATGTTGAGGGTGCACGCAAGACGTTGCAAAGCGGACTGTCTCCGCTGAAAAAACGGTTTAAGAAGGCGCTGGGAGATAAAGTTGGAATTCTTGTCGATTTGGCGTTCAAGAAATCCAACGCGTATTGGAAAAAATACGCGTTGGATTGGATAGCCAACGCGCCGAAAGAGAAGGGAGATGTTTCTGGTAACGAAAGTCGTTTCATTACCAAAGCGGTCGAATCTCCAGACGATGCTTACCAAGAACGCATACGCGCTCTACATGCCGAACAAATCAAGCAACTCGCCATAGCATACCCGGAACACATACTTGCCCCAGAAATTGAACGGCTAATCAGTCTCATGGCAGATTATGAGATTGCCCGGGAAATCGACATTGCTTACATAGCTGAACGCGCCAATAAGTTCTTGGCTGCTGACACCTACTGGTCACAGTTCACGGACGTCCATATCGGGCGCATGTGGCATTCTGACGGAATAGCGTTCGCTAACGCGAACAAGGTTGGACGTCTTCAGATAGTGGCAATACTGGACGAGGTGACCTGCGGAGTCTGCCTTGTGATGCACGGTCAAGAGGTGGACGTGAAGCAGGCACAAGTCAAAGTGGACAAAGATTTGGATATCAAAAATATCGATGATTACATAGACGCCTGGAAATTCCCGCGATTCAACGAAGTGCAGTTGCTCGGACCTGAAGAGATTACCAAGGCCGGTTATCTGGTTCCGTTTCATCCGCACTGCCGTTGTTCGCAGATGTGGTTGTATTAGAAGCGCCTAGCCAGACAATGTAGTCTTTTTTTCTTGACACGACAATTAATTCGCGTTCTAACTCTTTTTATCTTTTTTAAAGGACGAATTATGATCATCAAAATGCATCCAAGTGTACAGAAAGTTGCGGAGTTCATGGTTAGGGAACTGCCGGCAGCGGAGTTGAGGGTGGTAGCGGAAGCGCTTGCGCTTGTAGCGCCAGTAATTTGGGCACATCATCAGAAACATGACATTGAACCTATATCCATGGAAGAGCCTGCGATATTAAAGATTGACAAATAAGTCATCGTGAGCTAAAATTAACGCAAATGTGGTGCTAGTGCGTCATAGGCATTAGCGTTTTGGACAAAAAAGACCATTTTGTGGTTACCACGGCTCTGTAGTCTGTCAGTCTTTGCGGGAGTTTCAAACTACGGAGCCATGTTCGTTCTGATATGTCGCTTTTTCCCTTTGACACATCCTCTCCATTTCCGTATAACACTACCAATCCCCGATGGATAAGGTGCTTTGCACGCCAATCGACACATGAGGAGAAGATCGTCATGGTGATTTATGACCCGTGATTTTTTGGTGGTTCGTAATGACCACAAGTCCAGTAGGGTTCCCGGTAGAGTCTCCGCTACTCACTGCGGGTGAAGCTGCACATTATCTCCGTATCAGCATACGCGCTCTGCATCGTTTGGTACGTCTCCGTAAACTACCCTGTGTCTCTGAGACGCGTCGGGACAGGCGATTTTTCAGGACCGCCCTTGACGCGTATATCGAATCTATCAATACCCCCCAAACACGACAATCGCTTGACATCTCGAGCAAATCGCCCTTATCGTTAGCCTCGAAAGGTGGTGATGATAAAGCCAAGCGACGCGCAAAAGCGCGCACCGAAACAGGGGGTTGTTTGCCAAAGTCCACTACAGTAAAGGAGATTTTGGCACTATGCAAGTGAAACGAGGGAAGGTGTATCACCTTAGAATCCGTCCATTTGGATGCGACAGGGTTATCACAGTGTCAACACAGGCAACCAACATTCCGGAAGCAAAACGGATAGAACAGGAGGTTTTGACGGCCTGCAGACATCAAGACTTTAGAAATCTCGGCCCAGAGAGCAGGGCGGTTTGTATTCGGATCCATGAACTGGCCAAGTGGGTTATTCCAGAAGATTTGAGCTTGGCGAAAAATGAGAGAATGTCTGTCTCGCAACCGTCCAGTCCTGACGCTCTCACACTCTGGGATGCAATCCAAACGTTCATGCAATACCCAGGCATTGCAGAATCAAAGGGGCTCGAGAGACACGCGTTCAGCCTTGGACATCTCGTAGATTTCTTCGGGAAGGACATGCCGATTCAGGACATCCGGACAATCCAGGTTAGACAGTATCAGGTTGCACGTCAGAAGGCCGGCCGCCGTCCTGCTACCATAGACCGCGAGCTTGCTTCATTGTCCAAGCTGTTCACGATTCTGATGGAAATGGAGATTGTCCACAAGAGTCCAATGAAGACCGTCACGAAACTCGGGCGTAAAACTGGACGTGGAGGGTATCTCTCGTATACCGATGTTCGGAACATAGTGGAGCGCGTATCAGACTGGCTCAAGCCCATTGTGTGGGTTGCCTACTATACCGGGATGCGAAGAGGAGAGATTGTGGCGCTCAAGAGAAACCAAGTCAGCCTTGCGCGTCGTATGATTCTTCTAGAACCCGAGGATACAAAAGAGCACGATTGGAAACGGATCCCGATTCACAGGAGTCTTGTGCCAATCCTGACAGAGGTGATGGGTGGGAAAATCCAAAGCATCGGGAACGGTCCCGTGTTCCTCTTGCAAGGGCGCCAGCCACAACCTAGTTCCGTGAAGAACACATGGCGCAAGGCCGTTGAACGAATCGAGCTCAAGGATCCTCGACCACGGTTCCACGATCTCCGGCACACATGGAAGATGAATGCGCGCAGGTCCGGAATGGATCCAGAAATTAGAGAAGCTATCCTTGGCCATAAAGACCGGGCACTGTCGGTTGTCGAACGGTACGGACGCATCAATGAAGCGGAATTAATCCAGGCAATCGATCTGATGACTTTCGACCATGGAGAAACTGAGATATGGGGACCGAAGGCAGACAGTCGCGCAAAAGTCGCGCAAAACGGATAAGAACGGCGAAAGCGGAGGTGCACCACCACATCCGCTTTCTAAAAACCACCAATAACCACAACACTTTACGTGGTCGGGACGACTGGATTTGAACCAGCGACCCCTGCATCCCGAATGCAGTGACTGACGTAAAATAATTAACGACTTGGCAAAAATCCCCTGTAATTTCGATGCGAATAGACACAAGTAGAGACGGGTTAAGACGGTAGAAACAACGGATAGTCGCGCAAAAGTCGCGCAAAAAAGTGAAGGAGGGAATGGCCATGACGCCTGAATGGGAAGAGTTGAAAGAAAGACTCAAGGAAGAACGGCACAAAAAGTTTCACAATGCAGAGGGGCACGACCTGTTGAGGCGAGCCTTAGAAATAATGGCTGAAATAGAGAAACGCACACTGCCGGGAAGAGTGGCGGAGTTGTGTTTAAGGGTAAATGATCAACGGTTATGGGATGCATGGCAAGCATGGGTTGAGATCCAGAAATACGATTGGTCACAAGAACGATATCAACGTGAAGAAATAGCTAAAGCGCTACTGACCGGCGACACATCGGAACTCGAAAAGTGGCAGAAACCGGCAGGTAACAATGACAACCCAACAATGTGATTATTGCGGCAAAGAATATCATACGGAAGACTTGCTCACAGAAGAGGGCTACTATGTCGCGACTCCTGCGAGTTATCCAGACCAGGGGACCGAATCCATAGTCCTGTGGTTTTGTAGTCATTCCTGTTACGTAAACTATGAAGATGATGACTAACTACCCACTACGGATGCCTAATAGGCGCAGCCTTCGGCTTCTCGTGCTCTTTGCACAGGTTGTAACATCTGTAGTACAAAATCTCAGAGTCCCAATATTGATTCTTACAGCGCTTCTCGCATTCACGCGCTTTGTCTTCACTGGCACGCTGAGAGTTCTCACGGTCATATTGTTCGTACGCTCGTTTTTCCCATTCAGCCTTGGCTTTGCCTCGTTCAATGGTTTCAATACGAGACCTTTCGGAACGCTCCTGTTGTCGCAAAGCCTTTCCTTCTGATATCGCCTGGACCATATCTACCGCCTCTCTGTATTCTTTGAGAGCGTTTTCCTTGGCTTGTGCTGCACTCAGGGTTGTCTTGTGTTCTTCTGCCCATTTCACCAAAAATCCATTTGTGTCTTTGGTGGCTCTCTCGCTGCTAGACGAATCGCTGCCATACTTCCCTGGATAGACGTTTTTCGAAATAGCGTAATACTTCTTCACCGTCTGCCGGATGGCATCCTCTTGTCTCGATCCACTCCAATGCCCATTGACGCGTTCTCGTTCCAATAAATCACGGGTGAGTTTTTCGGTAATCCGTTGGTGATAGGGCTCAAAAATCATCCCGAACTCTTTAAAATCGGTCAGCGGGTAATTAGAGGATGGGATATAGCGAAAGTTTTGAGCAAACGAGTCGATAGAGATGAAAAGTGTGGTAAAAAGCAACAGCGCGTACATTCCAACATGGCGACACTTTTTCATGAGCGTTCCCCCTAATTATAATGTGTGCTAGCCAGAACATTGAATAAAAAGATTAGTAATAATTGTGGTGTGCAATCCCCCCACTTACTTTTATTCTTGCTTGTTTGCGTCGTCTTCAACTTTTTTGGGTCGCTCTTGATAATCGTTTAAGATTCTAAAAGCCCCCGATTCGGAAACGTTTTGTCCAAAAAAGACGTACACAATCTCCGGGTCAGAAAATTTCTGGCTCTTCAGGTATCTTGCCAATAATTCCATGTTTTGTTGACTAATTGAAGCCCCCCGCATCCATGAGCCAAGGTTGTGTTCACTTATGCCAATAATTTTGGCTACTTCGTTCTGATACGTCTGCATGTCAAATTCAGTCGCTTTTTCATACAAGCGCAGCAAAATTGGGTTCCAATTCCTAAGTGGTGGCATTTTCTTCTCCCTTTTTGGTTGTCCCTGTTTACCACCTACACCTTTTTTGGTTTCTTTTTTCTTAACCATAATGCCTCTTTGTAAAAAACATCAAACAGTAAGTCATTTTTATCTTGACTAGAAAATAGAGGGTAGGCTACTCTCTAGTCATTCGGTGTAAAAATGCAAAATGGTTGTGGGAGAAAGTAGCCTACCTTCTACCCCTACTTTTCTCCTATCCTTAAAACTTTGTCAAGTTTTTTTAACAGGGGATAGGTATGCCTGAAACATCAGAAGTGTCTTTCTATTCTCGCTTGCAGACATTGAAGCCTACTCACATCAAAACCGACGCAGAATTTGCAAGGTTCCTCGGCATTGGTAAAGACGTAATCGGCTATTGGAAACTACAGCATGAAGCGGGGAAAACTGATTTTATCCCAACCTACAGGCTGCTCGAAAAGATTGCTCATAAGCTAGAAATATCAAAAGGTAAGCTTGCGTTTGGCGAATAAAAAACGGAAGTAAAGCGAAAGTGGAAGAGGCGCCAATGTCAACAGACATTAAAGTCATTGAGAAAACAATCAGTGAAATCACCATTGGAACGCGTTATCGCCAAGACATGGGGGACCTTCATGGTTTGGCGGCCAGTATCCATGAACATGGGTTGCTACAACCAATAGGCATTACAGAAGACAATGTATTGGTCTGGGGAGAGCGTCGTCTCAAAGCGGCAGAGCTGTTGGGTTGGATAGAAATACCTGCGAGAGTAGTTCAAATCAACAGCATCATTGAGGGTGAATACGCAGAGAACGAGATGCGGAAGGATTTCACCAAAAGCGAGAGGGTAGCCATTGCGGAGGCGCTGGAGCGGGAAATGGGAGAGAGACGGGGGAACCCGAATTTGAAAAAAGGTAATGATTTGTCAATTGTGGTTCCGGAACCACAATTAAGTTTGGGAGAAAAAACCCGCGACCTCGCAGCCAATCGTGTCGGTTGGGGTTCGGGGAGGACGTACGAACAAGCGAAAAAAGTCGTCACCCAGGGTGTAGACGAACTTAAGACCGCTATGGATATGGACAAAATATCCATCAAAGACGCTGCGGTGGTAGCGGAGCAACCCGAGCAAGAACAGCGCCGTATCATCTCTCTCCCCAAAAGAGAACGTCGAGTGGCGGTTGATGACTTGAAGGGGATAAAGAGGGGGTCTGCTAATTTAGACCCCCCTTCCGCTGCAGCCAAAAAAGCGCCACCTCCAAGACTTTATAGTAATGCACTACAGCAGGCTACCTTAGCAATTACCAGCTTGGAGGTGATTGTAGAGACAGATCCACACAAGATTGAAGCAATTCAAGAGGTAAGGGATTGGTGTAACAGCTATCTAAACAAAAAAGGAGTGAAGTAAAATGACTGTAAAAATTTGTGAGACACGAAATTATGATCTCTTTGAGACATTTTCGGTGAATAGGCAGATCGGGGAGACTTTGGCATTGAAAGCATCGATGAAAAAATACGGATGGATCGATGCGTATCCAATGCATGTGGTGAAATCAAATAACGGGAAACTGTTAATCAAGGCTGGTCACCATAGATTTTTTGTAGCACAATCTCTCGGGATGGCCGTCAAATACGTTGTTTGTGAAGACGAGGCAACTATCCCCGAACTAGAGCGGGCTTCTCAGAAGTGGAATACCAATGATTACTTGTGTGCATATGTGAGACAAGAGAATCCCCATTATTTAGCAATCAAACGGTTCCGAGACAAAAATCAAATACCGATAACGGCTTGTATAGCGCTAATGGCTGGTCGATGCCAATGGACTGGCCAGGATGTAGTAATCTTTAAAACAGGGGCATTTACTGTCAAAGACGAAATCGGCCCCAGAATTATTGCTGACTTGGTCCAGGTTTGTAGGCAGAGGGGTCTTGAGTTTGCATCATCCTCTGACTTTGTTTTGGCCCTTGCAAGGATAATCAAAGTGAAGCAGGTAAATGTTAAGCTTCTCAGACAAAAGTTGGCATCTCAGAATAGTATTGTTTCCAAGTGTGGCTCCATTGGTGAATATTTAAGAATGTTTGAAAAGTTGTATAACAAGAATTTGGAACAGAAGATACCTCTCGCCTTTTTTGCAAAAGAGGCAGCGAGAAAAAAAGATTGATGTTTCTTTTTGTAATAAAAAGGAGTTGTTGAACCATGGAAAATACCCTTCATTGCACGGCAAAAATCGAAAACATCCAGACGGGCGCGAGTGAGATTAGCATGTCTCCATGCGCCTACACCATAACGGCGGACATTGCCGCACCAGGGACAAAAGACCAGACGGTTATCACTGTACGCACGCCTGACAGTGAACGTACGGTCAATTTGCCCATCGTGAACGATACGTTGCACGTCAACCTATCCACGTTGGCATCCCTGCTGAAGGTTGACGCATGGGACGTCCAATGCATTCTGGGGGAGCTCGTGGAACATTCGGTCATTCCGTGTGCTGAGATTGGATGGGACAAGACGGTTACACCATACGGAACAATCCCTGCTCCAGTGGCCGTTCCCATCCTGAAGGGCGTGTTGATAGCGCAATCATCCAAATCGTTGAACAGCGGTATGGTTGTCGCATGGCTCAAGGACGTGATGCGTGGCTGGCTGGACGAGAAGATGAGGGGTGTGGGGAGATAGTTCGGGTTTTGGAATAATTTACATTACATATTCGGAGGTATCATATGAAAAAAATAATTGTCAAATCGGTGGATGATTTGAACCAAATTGGTGACTTGCAAGAACAAACTATCATAGAAATCGTGGATGGTTTGTATAACACGGTGCACCCAAAGGATAATTGGATTGTTCGTATTGGCGACAATGCGACCATCCAATACGTGCGGGACAATGCGACCATCCAATACGTGTATGGCAATGCGACCATCCAATACGTGCGGGACAATGCGACCATCCAATACGTGTATGGCA